TTGACCACGAGAGCGGTGACGCCTTCCTCGTCGATCTGGAAGCCGCCGTCTGTCCAGTCGAAGTTCTGCGAGAATGTCAGGGGGTGGTTCGTCCCTTCACCGTCGACATAGCCGAACTGCGTCCGGTTTGCCTCGGCGTTCGTGTGGCCGGTAGGGTCGAGCTTCATCGCGAGGCCGCGGGTGACCGGTGTGATGTCGTAGTCCAGATCCGCGACGGTGAGCGTGATCGAGGCGGAAGATCCGCCGCTCGAGACGGAGAGGGTCTTGCTGCCGGCAGTCGTCGGCCTGTATGTCCATGTCTGCGTATCTCTGCCGACCGTGACGGTCGTTGCAGTCTCGCCGGTGGCGCCGAGCTGGGCCGTGGCGGTCTCGCTTGCCGGGTTGTAGATCCTGTACTTGATCGAGACGGTCTCGTAGCGCGTGGCTGCCATGGTGGACTCGTAGACTGCGACGATGGTCGTGGTGACTCCGGACTCTGTCCAGACGCCGATATGACGCAGCGGTGTCGTGGTGATTGCCTGGCCGTCGACCGTAGTCTCCATCCAGGCGGTGATCGCGTGGGCGCCGTGCGACTGGACCGGCACCGTGACGGCGATCGCCCGGCCACTGGAGGCCACTGTCTGTGTGTAGATGGGCGTGCCGTCCACGGCGACCTTCACCGTCTTCTCGCCCTGGCCGGACGGGATCAGACGGATGTTGAGCGCGTTCCCGCCGTGAAAGCCGAACTCCTCGACGTTCCACGTCAGGGCGTAGGAGACACAAGTGACCGTCCAGGTGAAGGGCTTGCTGTTGCCGTAGCTGTCCTCCACCACGAGCTTCACCGTGTTCGTGGCGCCGGCCGTGAGGTAGGGCTTTGCCTCGAAGGAGAGGTTGCCCTGGGCGACCGTCGCCATGCGGACGCGGGTGTTGTTGACGTACCAGTTCTCCGTCAGGCTGCCCGTTGGATCCCCGCTCTCCTTGTCCAGGCTGACGGCAGCACAGAGGATCTGACACGATGCCGCCGAGTCGGAGACGCTGAACGCCCTGGACGGCAGCCTGTTTGTGATGGTGATCTCGGAGCCGAAGCCGCTGCCGCCGCCGGGACCTCCACCGATGAACGCCGGATCCACGACGTCCTCGCCATTTAGCGTGATGTGCAGGTACCCGGTCTCCTGGTCGTAGGTCACGGCGTCGAAGGCCAGGCCGTCGGCGTGGATCTCGATCAGTTCCTCGGTGTCGTCCATGTGAACAACACGGATCCCGCCCTCGACGGCCTCAACGGCCTTGAGATCGAGTCTCAAAAGGGAAGCGATTTTCTCGGCGAAGGCCCCGATCGGGGCCCGGCGAACTGCTTCGATCTGGTTCCCGTCGACGGTCTCCTGCTGCGTGATCAGCACAGACGCGCCGCTCATGACCTGCGACGCTGTAGGCTTTTCGGTGATCTTTGTGATCGTAGCCATTGATGTCCTCCTTTAGTAGATCGCGGTATAGAAGTACTTCTCGCCGGTCGTGCAGAGCTGATGCGCCGGTCGCGCCTCAGTGTCATACCAGCTCACCTTCCTGGCATATCCCGATCCTGATGTGCTGACTTTGAGCTCCACATAAATCCCGCCAGTGGATCCGCCCGGGTTGTAGACGCTGAAGCCGACAAGCGCCCACGGGAAGATCACGCCGTAGGAGAAGGAGCTAAGACTCGCAGCTTTTGAACTGCGGACGATAATCAGGCTCGGTGTCCGTTTGAATGTCATTGTGGTCGGGTGTGAAGATCCTGCTTGGTTATTGCCGGTGTACTGCCCGTGCTCCGATGCCTTCGGGTACACCCAGGACAGGGCGCCGGCCGTCGTCTGATTGAGCACCATGTCGTCGCTGTCCGTCGGAAGCTCGACCTGGCTGAGGGCGGAGGCAGAAGAAGCGTACAGAAGCCGGGAGGGGCTCCAGGTCGATTTGCCGGTCCCGCCTCTGGCGACCTTCATGGTGCCGCTTGTGATGTCGGTTGCAAGGTGGGTGTGAATTGCCTTGGCTGCCAGGATGCCGGCCGGTGTGATGTTGTGGGGGTTATCGGCTGTGACGTGATTGATCAGTTCCCTGATCGCTCTCTTGATCTGCCCCAGCAGCACGCGGAGCGTTGAGCCGCTTTCGATCTCCGTGACCCGCTCCGCCTCGGTGAAGGTTGGCGTCTGATTGTTTGTCGAGACGTTGGGGACGTTGCCGAGGCCGACCTGGGCCTTCGTGACCTGGTGCGGGTTGTCGGTGTTATCGACGTGCGCGTTGAAGGCCGTGATCGTAGCGTAGCCGATGAACTCGCTGATGATGGCGGTGACGTTCTCGGCGTCGCCCACGGCGACCACGACGTTCAGGTTGATCCTGCCGTAGCCGCTGTTAGCGCCCGCCGGGATCGTTGTGGGCTCGCCGTATGGCCTGGCGAGCGCGTACAGGATCTCGCCGTCGTCCGGGTCGATGGCGTAAATGCCGAGCTCCGTCGCGACAAAGTCCTCCTCAATGGAGCTGTTGTCGAAGGAGCCGCTCAGGGAGACGCCGCCGACGCCTGTGGTGATGGATGTCAGGCCGAACTTCACGCAGGGGTTGACCAGCTCCGTCAGAGGCGTCACGTCTGCCGGGACGACGCCGTTGCCGAGTCCGAGCTTCGAGAAGGTGATGGTCTCACCGGCGAGCGCCTTGATGATCAGCGCACGACCGGCGTCTGTTAGTGTTGGGTTGTTGAAAAACATGCTGATCCTCCTTAGTCTGTCAGGATGTTGCCGAGCTCGTCGGCGAGGGCAAAGTCCAGCTCGTCGGTCAGATACGCGATCATGAGCGCCTCCTGGGGATCCATCGGCGGGACCTCGATCGTCATGACAGAGACGACGGTCATGCCGACATAGAGATCCTGGTGCTCTGTCGTCGCCAGCTCGACCTCGTCCAGCTTCGCGCTCGCCCGCTTGACGTAGTTGATGGCCCGCATGATCCGATCGAAGTCGAAGCTCCCCGCGGCGTTCAGCTTGACGCGGAAGTGGTCAGGGGTCCCGTTGTACTCAAACCACTCGGAGATCTCCGGCGCCACGCCATAGGCAGCGCGGACCGCCTCCACGACGGCCCATTTCGTGCCGGCTTTCTCCTTGAGTGCCCTCGCAGCCTTCAGCGTTGCCCGCTTGCTCTCGATGCCGACGGTGGGATCGTACCACTCGAGAGACATTTCCCAGGCCATTTCGTCGAGCTCTGCGGCGCTCATGTTGTCGATCTGGTCCCATTCCCGGAGCCGCTTGATCTCGGATCCGGGGCCGCGGATCAGTTCGTTGATGGCCTTGGAGAGCGCCACGACGGCCTCGTCGTCCCGCATGAACACAGGGAGTAGTCGGATGATGTCTACGTTCTCGAGGTTCATCCCCATGACGTCAGTCCCCCCTTACAATGTGCCGGACGACCTTGCTGCCGGAGAACTTCGCCACCACGGTCGGGCTGAGCTCCGTATAGACCGGCTTGACGATCTGCACACGGACGGCGCCGACGAGATCGTCGTCCTCGCCCTGGGGCGTGAGGATCAGCTTGCGGAGGTAGTCGGGATTGATGTCCCTGTTCAGGGCGGAGCCTTGCCAGTAGATGTACTGGTCGATCGCGCCGCCGTCGCCTTCCACTGCCTTCACGCAGTTCGCCTCGTCCGCGAGCGTCGTGTAGTAGACGAGCTCGATGTCGTAGGTCTGGACCTGCGGGGCCTGGACTTCGACGTGGTCGTTCAGCGGCCGGACGTCGTCGGCGCTGCAGGACTCGAGGACCTTCTGCAGGATCGTCGCGGTTGGGATCTCGCCGCCGTAGAGGATCGGCGTGATCACCACGGAGCACTCGAGCGTCCGGTCGATGGTGATGTCCAGGGACTCGGCCCCGGCGAGGGCTCCGGCGGAGACGATCGAGATCATGAGCAGGTTGTCGCTGTAGCTCGCGCTGTAGTCCGTCAGGATCTCGGCAGCAGTCGCCGATCCGTGTGCCTTCACGACGAGGGTGTCCAGGAGCAGCCTGTCACCTCCGAGCACGGCGATCTCCGTGTTGGATCCGTCACCGACGACCGTCATGACCTGCAGCTCTTTCGTGAGAGTCTGGCGCTTGTTCTCGATGATGGCGTCAGCCACCGTCGGATCCGCCTGCATGGCCCAGTATCGGTAGGAAGCCGCCGGGCCTGCCGTTGTGATCTTGTTGGATGCTGCCCGGATCCGCTCGCGGAAGCCGTCGTCCGTCTCAGTGTCGTTGCCGCCCTCAGTGGCCGTCAGGTTGCTCACGTTGTCGATGTAGGCCAGCAGGTCGACCAGGATGTTCAGGCCGCCGACTGGGATGGCGTTATAGTCTACGCCGCCCTCGTCCGCTGTGGCCGTGACGTCGACGTGGGTGCTGCCGGCCGCCAGGACGACCGTGGTGTCCGTGAGGAAGTAGCGCTCGAAGTCGCCGGTGACTCGCGTGCCAGCCGGGATGGTGATGTTCATGGGCATTGCCTCTCCGATTGAGAAGCGCAGAGTCGTCGTCGCTTTCTGTGCGTCAATACGCACGAGGCCCGCGTTCTCGCCGATGGCGTCAAGAACAGCGCCCCGGGCATATCGGAGCATCTTCTGCCTGCAGGCGTCGTTGACGGCGCTGTAGACGGCCACAACGATCGGCACGAAGGCCTCGCCGTAGATGCGGCGCTCGTCACCAGGATACAGAGGCTCTGCCACGCCGTTCTCGAGGGACGTGATGATTGTGTCGTAGATCTCCTTGGTGTCAGTGGTGATGAAGTTGAGATCGCTCACCTCGGCGCCTCCTTTCGTGTGGAAATATAAGCATTTACGCCGAGATCTCCGACGGCTGCGATCGTGCCGGCGATGTCGACGCTGTTCACCTTGAGCCGCGGCTCGTAGGTGCTGAGCAGCCACTCGGCGTCCGTTTCTGCGTCTGTGCCGGCCGTCGAGATCGGTGCATCAACGAGCGATGCGTCGCGGCCCTTGATCCTGTCGTATGGGACCTCACCCCTCGTGATCAGGAGCAGGTTGACCGCACACTGTTCCGGCGTTCCGTTTCCGCTTGATTTCATGATGCACCTCCTACACGAGCGTCAGCTCGTTTGTATAGACCCAGCTGTTGATCCCGTCCGGATGCCCGAGGAGCGTCCGTTCTCCGGAGATCTGGCTGACCTTGTGGCTGCGCTGCAGCACCCAGTCGGGGATCTTCTGGCCGGAGTAGTACTTCGTCCCGGTGATCTTGACCATGGCGCCGACCTTGATCGTGGATCTCTCGGCGGACGCTGCTCCGGCGTTCACCGGCTTTCGGTCCGCCTTCTCCTTCGTCTCGGCGCCCACATTTAGGGCGGATGTGTCGATCACCGAGGTCGTCTTCCGGTCGTACTCCTTGAAAGTGAACGCCAGAGACGCCAGCCGGATCCGACCGAGGTCGTCGAGCTTGATGTTCTTGACCTGCACCTTCCGTAGTTGGACCACCGGGCCGAGAGACTTGCCCTCAAGGTAGAAATAGCCGGTCTTTGTGACCCTGTCCCTCCACTTCTGGATCTCGCTGCGGACGTCGATGCCGGCGCCGGAGTGCAGCGTAACAGAAAACGAGAGAGGGAACAGCTGCGTCCCTCTCTCGTTCGTCTGCGGAGTGCCTTCGGCGTCTCGGTTGTTGTCGGCGATCTGTTCGTAGGAGAACGTCAGATCCTCGACGGGGTTGACCTTCTTCGTGGAGATCTCGAAGGTCATGTCTCTCCATTTTGCTTGTACGGACAAGCTGATCGCCTCCTTATGTCGGGCGGCCTGTCGCCGGATCTCCTTCGGTGATCGGGTGGGTGTGCGTCTTCAGACTCACGCCGCCGAGGACCAGGTCTGGGAGGTTTCCGTCGGCCCTGCCGAGGATGATCCCGCTCTGATCGTCGAAGATCGCATAGACGACCTCGGTGCCCTTAGAGATAGCGCCGGAGCGCAGGTACCACGGGACGACGACCTGGGCGGACACAAGCCCGGCCTCGCTGCATGGGATCACCCGTGCCGTGCTGCCGTCGACGCTCGTGATCTTTCCCTTCTCGATATATCCCATTAGTAGCCCTCCAGCGGTCGTCGGAAGAAGACGGTCGTCGTGTTCCTGATGTGATCGTGTCTCACCCTGGTCAGGAAGATCGTGCCGTTCCATCCTTCGGCCTTTGTCGTTGTGAGGCGGATCAGACTCGCCGCTGCATACCCGGGCATGAGCTCACGGCAGAAACTCCCGCTCGTGAGCCCTTTGTTCGCAGCCCGAAGGATCCCGCGGGCGAAGCGTGTCGCCTCTGCGTTGCTTGTGACTTTGATCGGATCCGCCGGGCGGAGGATCCGCTTTGTTTTGCTTCCCGGGACCGTGAAGGATCCGGAGAAGCTGCCGGACGAGATCACGGCGGAGCTGTATGCCTCGCCGCTTCTGTCCTGGTAGGCAAATACGCCGCCTGCGCCGATCTCAATGGCTGCCGCCGGCGTTTGCTGCTCGATGTAGTGCTCGTCATAGGTGACGAGCTTCCCGTCGTAGACGATCGCCTGGTAGCCCTCCAGCATACAGAGCCTGGAGAAGAAGGCGAGATCTGTCTCGTTCTCCTGGGCGATGTAGCGGTAGAGCTGATCGGTGCAGCCGTAGTTCTTGTACTCCAGGCCGAGCCGCTGTGCGACCTCGTTGGCGATCTGAAAGAAGTGGACGCCGGTCCAGGATCGGCTTGCTTTCGCGGCACCGATCGTAGGCGTCGAGAAGGCCCGCAGGGTGTAGACGCCGTTCTCCGGTCTCGTGGAATGGATGAACATTCTGCCGGTTCTTCCGCCGGTGTCTCCCTCGAAGGAGATCACGCTGCCGGCTGCCGGCTGCCACATGCTCCAGAAGCCCTTCGGATCGTTGAAGCGGATGGTCAGAGCATCGGCCCGGTCCGCTGCGTGCATGTCGTGGACACAGTAGCGGACCGAGACCTTGTCGAAGATGTCGACGCCGTTGATTATCAGCTTCATGTCGAGATCCTCCACGGCGGAAGAGTCTCCGGCGTTTCGGTGCTTTCGACGATGGGGAGCCGGAGCTCGATGTTTCCGTCGAAGATGATGACGTCGGCATAGTCCGGGTTGAACTCGATGATGTATTTGGCGAGCTTCTCGTCGTTGTACATTGTCAGGGCGAGAGAGTCGAAGGTGTCGCCCGCCTGCGTCCTGTAGGTCAGGTAGCCGGTTACACGTTGCAATACCGTCCCTCCTCTCTGACACGCAGCCACTCCTCCAGCCAGTCAAAGAACTCGGCCTCGTGGTCTCTGAGTTTGTCCATGAGATCCTCGTCGTCGTTGCTGCCGAGATCGCCGAAGGTCGGCGACCAGGTGAAGCCGCTGAAGTCGTAGTAGATGATCGTCGTCCCGCCGGCCATGTCGTTCAGGCTGAAGTCGTCCAGCGTGAGGAGCTTGCCTGCTGTGTTGACGGTGTTTCCCTCGCCGATGCCGAGCATCTCGCCGGCCTGCAGCCAGTACTCGATGTTCTGCTTCCGGAAGGCCGGGTCGAAGGAGATCACGGCCTCGGTGCCGGCTTCGCCCGCGATGCTGATGCCCTCGGTGAAGCCGCCGGCCGCCAGTCTCGGGAGCGAGACGTGGTCGATCAGGCCGATCTCCAGGCCGACATACTGCGAGACGGAGTTGATGCCCTTCAGGATCCCGTTGATCAAGTCGATGGCTCCGTTGATCACGAACTCGACAAAAGACGGGATCAGGTTGAAGATGCCTTTGAACAGCTCTACGACGCCGTTCCAGGCCTTTTCCCAGTCGCCCTCGAAGACACCGGTGATGAAGTCGATCAGACCGCTGAAGACGTCCTGGAGCGCCTGAATGATGGGCTGGATGCCCTCGATCGCGCCGCCGAGCACGTCGCCGAACAGCTGAGCCAGGAACTCGAGTATCGGCTGGATTGGCTCGAGGATCTCCGAGATCAGAGAGCCGAAGATCTCGATCAGCGGACCGATCGCCGTGCTGATCAGGTCGAGGATCGGCGTGATCAGAGCGATGAACAGATCGAGGATCGGCTGGAGTAGCTGGAGGAGCAGGTCGAGGATGGGCGTCAACACGTTCAGGACCTCGATCAGAACAGGGAGGACGGCCTCCACGATCTGAAGGATGACCGGCATGAGGGCGCTCAGGAGCTCGTTGATTACGGGCAGGACAGCCTCGATGATCTGGATCAGGATGGGGACCAGAGTGTCGAGCAGCTGGATGATAATGGGGAGTACGGCCTCCACGATGGAGAGCACCATCGGGAGGAGCTGGTCGATCAGGTCAAGGATGGGCGGGAGGATCGAGGTGATCAGCTCACTCAGCAGCGGCAGGATGGCATTGACCAGCCGGATCACCACGGGGAGGATCGCCTGGACGACTCGCATGAGGACCGGGACGATCCGCTGGAATAGGCTGACAAGCACCGGCAGGATGGATTTGATTAACTGTGCGAGGATCGGGGCGACCAGCTGGAGCAGTTGGATCAGCACCGGGACGATCGTCGTGACGATGTCAATGACCGGCGGGATCAGCTCGCCGAGCAGCGTGCCCGCGATGTCGAGCAGGACCGGGACGAGCTCCTGAAGCAGCGGAACGATCACAGGGATCAGATTTTCCACCATGGGCTTCAGCTGCTCGACCATGCCCTCGATCAGAGGGATGATGCCCTCCATGAGATCAGCCGCGACCGGCATGAGCTCGTTGAGCGAGTCGAACATGGTGTTCGCAAGGGGGCGGAACGCGACCTCGGCCTTCTGCTTGAACAGCTGCAGCCGCTCAGCGAAGTCGTAGGTGTCCTCGGAGCAGCCGTTGATCGTCTCGGCGTTTGCCTCAAGCTCCTCGGTGAGGGCCGCGACGTCGAGCGTGCCGTTGCGGATGTTCTCCGCCATCATGGCTGCGCTCTTAGTGCCGAAGATCTCCGCGGCGATGCCTGCCGCTTCTGTTGAGGTTTCCGCATTCTTGATGGCTTCGACATACTCCGCGATCCCCTGGCTCGCAGTCTTGCCTTCCTTGGTGAAGTTCGCGGTTGCCTTCTTCATGGCACCGAGGACCTCCGACGTGTTTACGCCGGCCTTGTCCAGTTGCCCGATCAGAGAGATCGACTCCTCGAAGCTGTAGCCGAGTTCCTGAAGCTGTGGGGCGAACTGCTGCGCCGTCGCGAGCAGGTCAGAAAAGCCGACGCCGGTGCTCTGTGAAGCCTTGAAGACGTAGTCCATGGCGTCGCCCATGTTCTCGGCGTCGATGTTCCACGCCTGGAAGGCCTTCGAGGAGGACTCGATCACGGTCCCGAGGTCGTCGCCGAGCATGTCCGCGACCTGGATCGCCTGGACGGAAAGATCCTGCAGGACGGGCCCGGTCAGCCCGAGGCGCGTGTTGTAGTCTGCGATCGCTTTGCTGGCGTCCTCCATGGAGGTCGGAACGGAGCTGTAGACTGCGTCGAAGTCGTCCATGAGGGCGTCCAGGGCGTCGCCTGTAGCTCCGGTACCGATGCGGATGCTGTCCGTGACCTCGTCGAACTTGCCGCCGAGATCCACGAGATACTTGCTGGCCTCCACGACGGCCTTGCCGGTGCCGACGGCGATCCCGCCGACTGCGGCACCCACGGCCAGGGCTTTCAGGTTCAGCTTGTCAACGATACCGACGGCGCCGCTGACTGCCTTTCCGAGAGTCGGGGAAATGGAGCCGGCGATCTCGACGATCGACTGTAGTGTCTTGCCTTTAGCCACTTCCTCACCTCCGCTTCCTGTGTGGTGGCTTCATGCGCTTCATGCTTTGTTCTCGCCGCTTCTGTTCCTCAGCGAGATCCTCGGCTGCCTCGGCGTACTCGACGAGGAAGGTCTTTACAGGTCTTCGCTCGAGGTCGGCGACTGAGGTGTGGTAGCATCGGGCGAAGTCTCGGATGGCTCGCTGGAGTCGTCGTCGGGTGACTCCTCGTCCGATTTCAGCGTAAAATTTCTACCCACCTTCATGACCTGCATGAGGTCACCGCCCTGCAGCCGCTCCAGGTCGTTGAAGTCGATCTCCTGATTGACTGCAACGATGGCAGCGAAGCCGAGGTAGAGGTGGAAGCTGTAGTCGAGTTCTACGGCGCCGGCGAGGTTGCCGCTCTTGGCGCCGGACGCCTTCATCTTGCGGGCGTCAGCTTCGGCGAAGTGCTGCGAGGTGATGGCGTCGGTGTCGTAGATGAGCTCCTTGACCTTCTTGCCGTTGACGTCGATCGGGTTTCTGAGTTTGATGACTCCGTTCATGTTGTCCTCCTTTTGTTGTAGAGAGGCCCCGGGATCGCTCCCGAGGCCTCTGATTGATGATTAGAGCATGTTCTGGACGGGGGCCATGTAGTCCTTGCCGTCGATGCGGAGCTTGCCTGCCAGGCGGTCAATCAGGAGGAACTCCTTGCCGGCGCAGAAGATCTGCAGGCGGCTCACGCCGTAGGTCAGCTCATTCTCCGGGGCGCTGCCGACTTCGACGCCGATGCCGGGCAGAGCCTTCGGCATACAGCGGACGAAGGCCTTGCAGCCCTCGACGCTCGTGGCGCCGTCACTCTTGACGACGCTCTGGACCCAGCGGAACTCGAGGTTCTGCTTCTCCAGGCGGGACAGACGGCCGAGGCCGGCGTCGATGCCGATCTTGGTGATGGCGAGCTCCATGTCGTCCAGCAGGCCGATGATGGGGACGGTCATGGTGCCCATGGCCTTGACCTCTGCGGTCTGCATGGTGATGCTCGGCAGGGTGAAGTTGACGTCCTTGCCGACGAGCTTGTTGTCAGCGTACACGGTGTCGGCCGCGATTGCGCTCTTGAGATCCATCCACATGATCATTCACCTCCAAAATAGGCGGCAAAGCCTTCGTCGGTGTAGGTCACCCTCATCGTCCCGCTCTTGAAGGGCGGCGTGGGCGTGGCCTCGAGATCCCAGACGAAGTCGCCGTTGACGAGATTGGCCTCCTGGTTCTCGGACTCGACGAACTCGACGGTCGGAGTCCCCAGGAGGGCGCCGATGCCGACGTAGCTGTCGAGGACCTCCTGCTCTGCGCTGATGATGGTGTCCCGCTCGTTGATGTTCATGGGAGCATCGACGCGGACGCCATGACGCAGCTGGAAGCCGTTGGTGATGTGCATGAGCATACGGATCGAGGAGTCGAAGATGGACCGGGGATCCATGTCTCCGCCGTAGCTGTAGGCCGCGGTGTGCGGGCCCCAGAGGACCCACTGGCCGCCCCAGTAGACGGCGGTGGTGATGCCCTTCTCGTTGAGGGCGTTCGCGGTCTGCTGGTCGTATCCCATGTTGGAGGCAGCGGCGCCGAAGAACTGGCCGGTCGCCATGATGGCCTTGTTGGACGGGGACTCGAAGGGGATGCCGTCGTGCTCGGAGTCGACGCGCTGCATCGTCGCAGCGGTCACCGTGGACAGGTGGAAGCGCCGGCCGCTGCCGTCCGGCACCATAGGCCAGCAGACCTTGGAGAACTCGGAGGTGTAGCCGTTGTCCGTCTTCCATGCGATCGCCTTGGCGATGGTGTCGACGGGATTGGTGTCGACGAGAGGAATGTCCGCGACGACGAAGGCGTCCCAGTGGCCGTTGATCTTCTTCGCGGCGGAGACCATGGCGGTATAGACCGCCGGGATGTGGGACCAGCCGGGGGCGGCGATGACGTTCGCCACTACGTTCTCGCGCTGATAGAGCAGAGCGAGAGCAGCGAGGCCGGTGTAGACTCCGGAGTCGCTGACGGAGCCGATGATGGCGGACGCCTGCACCGCGGAGGTGTTGACCTCGCGGAACGAGACGGAGACGTTGCCGGAGAGCTGCGTCTCACCGATGGACGTGATGACGACCTTGCCGGTGTTGAAGTTGTAGGCCACTTCGTAGTCGGTGCCCTCGACCTTGTCCTGGATGGCGATTGTGTCGAGGATGATCGTACTGGAGGCGAACTCGCCGCGGCCACCGGAGAAGGCGACGGAGATGCTGGTGTTCTCCGACTTCCGATGGGTGGTGGGATCCAGCACGTTGATGACGTAGATGGGGCCGACGTTGCCGACCGTGTTGTCGAAGTGCTCGGCGACGGCCTCGCAGAGGGTGAAGGCGTCCCAGTCGGCCGCGTAGCCGATCTTCGCCTGCGCGTCGACCATGTTGCTCAGCTTGATCGGAGCGTTGATGATCCCCGCGTTCGCGTACCCTCTCACGAGGTTGACAGGAGCAGTACCGACATACACGACGACGGTGTCGGAGTTGGTCGAGCTCTTGACCTTGGAGGCCCGGAGCTCGCCATAGGTTCCGTGCTTGTATGCCATTGTTTGTTCTCCTTTCAGAGTAGATTTTGATATGCGTCGGGTGTTTTATGGACGACGCCACACTCAAGCATCACGTCGATCCACAAAAACCAGTAGGGGTAGAAGTCCCAGATCTGCCCCTCCTGCGTGTAGGAGCCGTATGAGAGCCCGTCGCCTTCCTTCACGAGCCGGAGGCCGGCGATGAACTCCGCGCTCTCGATCGCTTCGAGCGCCCGGTCGGCGAAGTTCATGACGCCGCGCCAGCCTTCCATGTTTCGGGTGTATGCGGCCAGATCCTCGCCGGTTCTCCGGTGGTATCTGTTCCCGCCTGGCTTGGTCGGATCCGGCTCCGGGACGACGATCTCGGTGCCGTGCTCACCGGGCGACCAGGTCGCCAGGCTGATCCGGAGCTTCACGGTGCGCTTGCCGTCCACGAGCTGATCCTTGCCTTCCTTGAACTGCACGCAGAGCGAAGGGATCGGCGCCGCCACATTAGGCGGCAGCCGGTCCTTCGCTGGTACGAACATGGGAAAGGCGGTCGGCGTGACGGTCTCGCCCGGGAAGCCCTTGTCGTTCCGTTCGTCATTAGGCAGCTTCAGCTTGAGACCGTTGCAGATGGACTCCTGTGCCCACTTCGCGACGTTGTCGATGATCGTGGTGAGTGTCATGCTGCGCCCTCCTTAGACGGTCCTGTTCTGGCGTAGTGTGATCTGAGAGACGCCCTTGTTGTCCGACCAGTAGTCGACGATGTACTCCCGGCCGTCGATGTTGATCAGCGAGCCTGGCGTCTTCTTCTTGGGGAGTTCTGCCGTCCTGCCGAAGATCAGCAGGTCAGACTCGGCGATGCCGAGGTTCTGGCCGGCCTGGAGCTTCTCCAGGTGGTCGTTGTCGATCACGATGGAGATCTCCACGCCTTCGACGGTGTGCTTCTCAGCGAAGTCCTCGAGCTCGAAGAAGACGTTCTCGTTGTCCAGGGCGATCGTATCGCGCAGGCTCATTACTCAGGCAGAGCCGCAGAGATCTCGGGCGGCTGCTCGTCGTCCTGATCGGTAGCTTTCGCTGCTTCGATCAGAGCGATCACCTCGGCCTTGCTCTTGGCCTTGCTCGCGTCTACGCCATACGCAGCGGCGACCTCCTTGAGCTCCGCGAGCTTCATGCTCTCGGAGTAGGCGGGCAGGGTCTCGGTGATCTCGCCGTCCTCGTCCTTCTCCGGATCCGGCTGCACGGGCTCCTCGGCGGGAGTCTCGACGGGGGGGTTGCCGACGATCCTGGCGACGCGCAGCTTGACGAGGCGGGCGGCCTCGTCGTCGCTGACGTCAAAGGGAGGATCGTCCGAAGTCTTCCGGATTACGGTGTAGCCGTTCACGCGGAGCCCATAGGTCCCGCTGATGATCTGGATCTTCATGATGCTTTCGCTCCTTTCTTACGCCCGGATCAGGTGCTGGACACGACGCTCGCAGCGTAGCGCCAGGGCGCCTTGTTCTTGGGCGCGGTGACGACGCGGGAGGCGAGGCGCAGCTTGCGGATGTCCTTCTCCTGGTCGACGATCAGCTTCGGGATCCGCTGGCCCACAAAGGTCTCCAGCTCGTCGGAGCCGTAGGGGATCTGGGTGATGCCGCCATAGAAACGCTTGCCGCAGCCAGGCGCGGTGACGAGGGCGGACGTCGCGGGGAAGAAGCTCGCCATGTTGCCGTCGTCGCCCTTGTAGCGCTGCTTCGGGACGAAGATGTTCAGCATGTAGCCGTTGAAGTCCAGGGCGCCGACGTGGGTGACGCCGGGGGCCACGATCCGGGACTCGAGGTCGCCGATGTACTCGTGGCGCTTGTCGAGGAGGTTCTGCAGGTCGGTGAACTGCTTGACAGTCGCCCAGGCGGTGGAGCCCAGGATCAGATCAGCTGCGGGAAGATCGGACTCCGCCAGCTCGTCGCACATGGCCTCGACGTCCGCCTGCATGGCGGCGAAAGTGCTCCACACGCCGGAGACGGTGTAGATGCCGGGGTTGGATTTGTTGGTGTCGTAGAAGTAGATCGGCAGGCTGCGGCCGGTGGTCGCTGCGTCGATGTACTCCTGGATGGTGACGCCGTTGTTGATCATGGTCTGAGCGGCCATCCACTCTTCACGGCGGACGATCCGCCGGGTGAGGTCGCTCAGGTCGCGGACCTGCAGACGGCGGGCACGCTCGGCGGCCGTGCTGTTCGCGTAGATCGCCTCACCGAAGCCGCGCTTGGTCAGGTCGTCAATGGTGAGGACCCGGGAGGGCGCGATCATGGGTGCGGTGAACTCGTACAGCTCGTAGCCTTCGCGCTCGACGGGGATGTCGCCGGCGCGAGGATCCACGAAAGGCGCCATTTTGCGGTCGCCGTCCATGTACTCGACCAGCACCTTCTCGGTGTTGAACTCCTCGGTCTCGCTGAAGTAGCGGTCCCGGAAGAAGGTGGTCTCGGGAACGATTTCCTCGACCATGCCGGCCATGTAGTAGGTGTCGAAGAAGTTGATGTTGTTAGCCATTTCCTTTGTCCTCCTTATCGTGCGGCGGACGCGGTTTCCAGGAAGATCCCGCGCTGGCGCAGGGCGTCCTTATCCGCCTCGGTGATGGTGTAGCCCGTCTTGGCGACGAGCTTGTTCGGGTTGAAGCAGCCCATGTCGTAGACCGCTACGTTGACGTCGGCAGCGGTGCCGACCTCAACGTCGTCCGCCAGGATGTAGCAGGGGGTGAGAGTCTCGTTGCTGGCTGCGGAGTTGCCGAGGACGACGCACTTGCTGTCGCCGGCGCTGCCGGAGCTCTTAGCGAGGACGGTGCCGCGGACCAGGGTCTCGGCAGCGGCCAGCTTACGGATGGTGGCGCCAGTGACCTTCGCCTGGGGAGTCAGCCCGGAGATCAGGCCGTCGAACTCCATGGTGTCGACCTTCTTGCTGAGATAGCGTGCCATAGTTTAGCCCTCCTTCTTGTTCATGGCTGCCTTGGCGTCAGCGCGGCCCTGGGCCATGCGCTGTTCCTTGGTCAGCGGCTTATCTTCGTCGCCCTTGGAGGCGGCTGCCTGGACCTGCTGGGCGCCGGATGCCGCATTGTCGGCGGCGGACGCCTGCAGGAAGCTCGTGCCGAGCTGCGCGTGCTTCTTCATGGCACGGAACGCGAGCTGCTCGGCGGTGCAGGCGGTCTTGCCGTATTTGGCCTCCTGCACCATTTCGGCGTCACCGACGGACGCCGCGATCTCGTCGATCGCCTGCAATCTTGCCCGTTCGTTGGTGACGGCGTCGGACACGGCAGCGGCCTCGATCTGTTCGACCAGCTGCGGCTCCGCCGCTCTGAGTTCTGCGGTGGTGTTGAACATTGTCTTTGTTCCTCCTTCTGTTTGTGCTCCGGCGTTGCCGGGCGATTTAATTTCTGCAGCCTTGGCCGCTGCGGAAACACTGGGGATGTGCAGGCCGTCCGGGATGTGGAGGCCTTTGACGTCATGACGCACGCCGGCGACCATGAGGACGTCCTTGCCGATCATCTTCATGTCGGGGCCGGCACCGGTGAGGAGCTCGTCAGCGAAGCCGTTCTCGATGGCCTGCTTGCCGGTCATCCACGTTTCCTTGTGCATCATGGCCTTCAGCTTGTCGATCTCGGTGCCGGTCTTCGCTGCGTAGACCTCCGCAGCCGCGTCGATGCCTGCGTTCAGCATTTTGATGATCTGCTTGAGGTCGTCGATGTTGCAGTAGTCGACGACGGTGCAGGCGGGCTCGTGGATCATGACCAGGCTGCCCGGGTAGACCTGGACGGTGTCGCCGGCGCACATGATCACGGACGCGGCGCTTGCGGCGATGCCCTCCACGACGACGTCCACATGGGCGCCGAGGGCCTTGATGGCGTTGTGGATGGCGATGCCGGTGTATAGATCGCCGCCGCAGCTGTTCAGCTTGACGGTGACCTTGCTCTTGCCGCGGACGGTTTCGAGATCCTGCATGAAGCCCTCCGGCGTGATAAACAGGCCGGGCTCAGGCTCTCCGGTCCACCAGTCGACGGGCTGCTGGGAAACGACGTCGCCATAGAGGACGATCTCGCCCTCCTCCTCGGAGACGCTCGCGATGTTCCAGCACCTCGCAGCGCCGGAGCTGGGGTTAGGTCCTGCCAGAATTGTCGGGCGGATCTTCTTCATCTTCCTGTTCCTCCTTCTCAGGTTGTTCGGGCGACGGGCTCTGTGGCTCCTGGGTGAGTCCTGCGTCCTTCTTGAGCTGCGCCTCGATGGCGAGCTGGATGATGTTGTCCTGCCACGAGCCGCCGTTCAGGCGGATCGTCGACTGCTCGTGAGTACTGAAGCCGTGCTCGATGGCCTTCGCTTCCGCCTCGATCTCCTTCGTCGGATCGAGCATACCCTGAGACGGACCGATCCACTCGCTGCCGATGTAGGCCCGCCGGATCCGCGGATCCGAGAAAAAGCCAGGGGCAGAGATCCTGCCGCGGGCGATTGCCTCACTCAGCCAGATCTCATAGACCGGTCTGCAGAAGTCCTCGACAAACCATCGGCGGCGCATTTGGAAAGCCTTCCAGGCCTCCAGGAGCGCGGCACGGCTGGCCGAGTAGCTGGCGTTGAACGCCTTGAGCAGCAGGTCCTTCGGGATCTCCAGGGCGGCGCCGATCTGCGTCGAGACACTCGTGACGAAGGCGTCGAAGCCGCCGGCCGGTCGCTTTGGGTCCGCGAAGACGATGTCCTCGCCGGGCTCCATGTAGTTGATCATGCCGGCGCCCAGCTCGTACTCGTTCGGGCTCGTCGTGGTCTCCTGCTGATTGATCGGAGTGTCACCCACGTTCCCCCAGCCGACCTCGTTGAACGGGTTGTCGGCCGGCGAGGCCGTGGTCTTGACGAAGCCGGTGAAGCAGGCCTCGATCGCAGCGGCGGAGAGTTCGGCGTCGGTGTATCTTCGGAGCTGCAGCAGCGGCTCGATCACGGGTGCGAGGTAGGAGACGCCGCGGTACTGGTCCGCACGTTCGCTCTCCATAAGCTGCAGAATGTTCGGCAGACCTGTCCGCTCACCGTATGCCTCGACGCGGACAAACTGCTCGGCCTCCGGAGCGAGGACTTCGGAGGGGTAGGTGTTCGCGACGTAGTAGGCTACGATTGCGCCGGACTCGTCGACCTCGACGCCGTCATAGATCCGGTTGCCGTTCTCTGCGATGCCGTCGGTGATCACGGTACCGGTCTTCCCAGGCGTCCGGATCCTGTCTGCCTCGACGATGTGCAGCCGGAGGCTGTATGGTGCCGTCGGTGTGGGCTTGACCTGTTTGATCACCACGAAGGCGTCGCCGCTTGTCAGCCATGAGACGAAGGCGAGCTGCTGCATCGAGTAGAAGGTGTTGACGCCGGTGGCGTCGCAGGTCCGCTTCTGATCGGCCCAGAGCCCGAACTCCTCCTCGGCGATATGCTGCCACGCCTTCGCCTGCTCCGGAGTCATGCCGAGCGTCTCGGCGTCGATCTTCGCCTTCAGCTGCAGGCCCATTCCGATCACGTTCGTCCGGTTCGTAGCGATGGCGGATCTCGCAATCGGCGTGCTCATGTAGAGGATCCGGCCTCTCTGCCGGAGCGTCTGATTGTTCCAGTCGATGTCCTCACGAGGAGAGCCGCTCGCAGCCCGGAAGCCCTTGAGGGACTTCTTCACCCGGCTCGCGCCGGCTTCGCTGTAGCCCTTTGCCTGCGGTGCCTGGCGCTTCCGGAAGATGCCGAACAGCTGCAGGGGTTTTCTGTTCTTGCTGATGATGCTCACCTCCTGTCAAAAAGAGTGGCGGCGCCGGAGAGTAAAGGAGCCAAAAGCTCACCGGCGTCGCCTGTTATAAGCAGCACGGAACTCCGTGCCGTATAACCTACCAATCTACCAAAACGGCCCCGACGGCCTTCCGGGCCTTGCCGCCGTTCAGCTGCGCCTCCAGCTCCTCGAGCTGCTTCTCCAGCGCCTTGATGTGCGCGAGCAGCTTGTCGATGTCGAGCCGGGTGACAGATCTGCTGCCGAGGCTGTAGCTCGCGACGTTGCCGTCGAGGAGTTGGATGTAGCCCTCGCGGGCCTTATCGAGTGCCTTGCGTGTCCACTCGATCCGGGCCTGGATCTCAGTCTTGTCCATGTCGGTCCCCCTCCTTACCATTCGTCGTTGTCGTGGCGCCTGGCGGCGCCTCTGCGTCGTTGCGGCGCCTGCTGTGTCTGCTGTACCGGCGGCGCCACGCCTTTCAGGCGCCTCTCTATGGCGTCCATGTCTGGGTTGATAATTCTAAGACCGGCGAGCGCGTAGTTGCGGCAGTCAAGGGGCTCGTTCCTCTGATGGCCCGGTAGCTTCTCCCACGCCCAGCGCGTTCCGCGTTTGGTGTTCGTGAGGACAAGCCGCTCTGAGAGCAGGCCGTTGAAGAAGCCGATGTCGTAGCCTGCGGTCTCCTCTTTCGGGAAGTGACAGAACTTCGGGCCGGGCTCGCCGACCTTCAGGTTACTCATGATGGCAGCCTTGCCGGCGTCGACACCGATGCTGTAGAGCCAGCAGGTGACCTGTTTGTTCTCGCGGATCGGCACCTTCGACGGCGGTGTCGTGTATGGCACGTCCTCGCCGCCCTTGCCCTTGATAGCAAAGACGCGGTATGGCTGCCGCGCCCTGCAGGCCTCATAAACCTCCTGGGTGAAGTGGCCGCCGGAGTCGATCAGCGTGATCGAGATCCGCAGCCCGCGGCCGTTCTTGAACTTGTAGACGTGCTGGATGATGTCGTCCAGCTTCGCCCAGACCTCCCGGGTGTCCGGACGGCCCATGATGTACCCGCGCTTGATCCCCCAGGTCTCGCCGTACTGGCCGTGGCCGAGGACCTCATACTCGAGCCGGTTGTCCTGTGTGTCGACGCCCATTGTGAGAACGAGGACGCCGTCAGGCAGCTCCGTCGGAGATCCGTCCGGGTTCGTCCCGTAGTCCTCCCGCCGGGCGAGCATGGTGTCCTCGTCCACGAGGTCGCCCCGCTCCTCCCAGAGCTTGCCGAGGAGGGTGTTGTAGACGACCTGCAGGCGGAGGGGATCGTCCTTTGCTTCCAGGAACTCGATCACGATCTGCGTCCAGGGCGTCCACGGCGAGGAGAAGGCGTTGAGCCAGTAGCTCTTGACGCCCTTCTCATAGGCGTCCGGATTTGCCGCGATCCACTTCGCCGGCTGCCGGCGCATGGTTTCCTCCGGGATCAGGCAGCCGCAGTTCGGGCAGCACCATTGAGGCGGCGCCTTGATGCCCCAGATCTTCTTGCTGCCGACTCGCGTCACGGTAGGCTCGAATTTGATGTCGTCGAAGTCGATCTCGGAGAACTCACCGCACTCCGGGCATTGATGGCACCAGCGCTCCTGGGTGCCCTCGTAGAAGCTGGTCTCGATGCTGCTCGCCCCCTTTATGGTCGGCGTGCTGACGTCGATCGCCTTCCGGTTGTAGAATGTGGTCTGGCGTCGCTCCGCCAGTTTCCAGGGATCGCCCTCTTTGCCGGCGCTGATCGCCCAGCGGTCGTGCTCGTCGCCGATGACGTAGCGGACAGGCGTGGACGCCAGGGCTCGCGGTGTGTTGGATCCGATCAGGGTGATGGATCCGCCAGGGAAGATCTTCTGCAGGATCGTGTTGCTGCTGTCCTTTGCCTTGACGTCTGCGACCTTCGTCTTCAGGACCTTGCAGTCCTGGATCATCGGCGCGAGGCGCTGCCGGCTGAACTTTCGAGCCTCCTCGAGACTCGGGTGGATGTAAAGGATCGTCCCCGGATCCTGGTCGATGATGTAGCCGATGGCGTTGAGCTCGAACTCCGACTTGCCGACCTGTGAGGCTGCCACCACGACGATCTTGTGTACCCTGGGATCCGTGAAGGCGTCCATGGGCTCCCGCAGGTATGGCGTCCTGGATGTTCTCCAGGGGCCGGGCTCTGATGCCGTGTCTGGGAGTCGCCGCTTCTTGTCGGCCCACTCCGCGACCGTCAGAGCCTCCGGCGGTGTGAATATGGCGACGGATCTGCTGATCACCTTGTTCAGGCGGTCGATCCGGTTGTCGCTTTTAATCTCCTTCGTCGATAATGTCGGCACCTTTGCGCTCCTTCACCCGGCGCCGGAACTTCTCGGGATCGTACTGATACGACGCGAGGGCGCTCAGGATTTCATAGCACTCGTCCCGGATCCGGATGGCCTCCTCCTCCGGCGTTTTGATCTGCGCCGTGTCTACGGCCAGGCGGCCTGGGAGGGCGGTGATCATGCTGCGGATCTCCGAAGCCAGATCAGAGAGAACGGCCTCGACGTCTTCGCTGCGGTGCATCTGGCCCTCGAGCTCTGACCGCTGCATCATGGCGATCGCTGCCTTCGCTTCCTTGAGCTCGGCCTCTGCCTTTGCCTTCTTCTCCTCCCATGGGTTCCCCTTGGATCCCGTCTGGGATCGCAGGTACCGGATGTATGACTTCACTGCCTCGACCAGCTTGTACCGGTCGCCGGCCGGCGTTTTGTACTGGACCAGCACGCCCTCCTTCCGGAGCTGACCGACGCGCTGGATCGTCAGGTCGAGGAGCTCGGCGACGTCCTTGGCCTTGACGAAGCCCGGCAGCTCCGCCGCCTTCTTCCGTTCGGCCATGTGGACCACCTCCCGCGGCCTGGTTTGGTAAAGTAAAGCGCCGAAAAACTTTCCCGGCGTCTGCGCGATTTCTGGGCTCGCAAGCACCGCAGGCGGTAAAATCGCTCAGAAGGACCCGTGAAAAAATTTTTTTCAAATTTTTTCGGTCGCTCGTCCGGAGCTTGGCCTGCTTCGCTTTTTGCTTTTTTCTCCGCGCTTTTTTCTACACTTTCTTCATCTCTTGCTCGAGGTGATGCTCGAGTCTCTTGCGAAGGCCTTCGTCGATTGCCTCGGTGATCTTTTCGGAGACCTGGGGGTTCGTGATCATCTGGGGGACGCTGACCGTCTTGATGCTCTTGATCGGCGTGCGTCCGTCCCCCTCTCTCTGGAACGGGATGTACCCGCCGCCCCCGTTGGAGCCGAGGAAGGCTGTGCCACCTATGGTCTTGCGCTTCCCCCGGTAGACCTCCGCCGTGATGTTGTATGGGGCCGGGGGGCGGACCATGGCGACGTCCCCCCCTCCTTCTCCTACCCCTCCCCCTGGGACCCTCCTGTAGTCCTGCGCCCTCTTGGCCGGGATCTTGGTGGGTTTCATTTTGAAGTGGGTTGGAGTGAGCGGGCGGCCAGAGTATTCGATCTGCACGTTGTCGACGGCGATGCCCCCCACGTTGATCTTGCCGACCGACCTCTTGCCGGTGATGGCGTCCTTGACCTCCGCCTTTTTGATGTTGTACGTCTCGGCGACGGCTGCGCTGATCCAGGCGGGCGCCCTGCTCTTGAAGTCTGAGACGGTCTTCTTGACGGCCTTCTCCGCTGCCTTCTGCTTTTTTTCGAGCCGATCCTTGACCTCTGCGTAGTTGCTGAGGAACACGTTGAGCGTGCCGCTCATGCCCTTCGGGACAGACATGCCTCCGCCTCCTTCCTGCGCTGTGAATAAAAAGATCCGCCGGGGGAGAAGTCCCTCGACGGTCTTTTTCATTTTTGCTTATACCACGGGCCCGGCCTGCCGTTCAATTCCGATTGCTGCCATTTACTGCGGATTTGTGACTTTCTTTCGGATTTCCTCTGGATTTCCTACGGATTGCCGGAAGAAGTCGCCCACTTTTCGGCCATTGTCAGCAGCGCCCGACCGTGGATCTTGAAGGTCTTGTTCATGTAGCGGTCGATCTCGACCTCATAGTCGTCCGCTTTTCCGTAGATGATCCGGCTGATCTCGGGCCATTCTGCCCCATGCATGTATCTGAGGTTGACGACGAGCGTCTCAACCGGCTGCAGATCCTCCACAACGGGTTCCAGTTCCGCCCAGTCGGCCTCGATTTCTCCCCGCTTCTGCGCCATTCGTTTTTCGAGCTCGATGATCTGGTCGGTCGCTTCGGCCACCGGATCGCCTGGCAGCCCTCCGCCCATGGGCGTGTGCGTCAGCCTTGGGATCTTTGGCCCAGGGTTCCGAAGGTATTCGAGCTCCTGCTCCATGGCGTGAAGCCGCTGGAGGAGTCTCCTGTGGCCGTTCAGCCGTTCCTTGATCGCGTTCGTTTTTTTCATGATCTCCTGGCGCGTCAGCCGGTTTCACCTCCCTCGATCGCTCTGCTGAGCAGCGGCATAATCTGCGCCCTGGTCAGCTCTCGACCGTTGCGGATGCATTTCACGTCGGCCTTGCCGGTGTGGCGGATGTACCTCTCGACGATGACGTCTGTGTAACCTGGCGTCAGCTCCATGACGTAGGCCTGGGCACCGTTGTCCTCGCAGGCGATCAGAGTCGTCCCGCTCCCTCCGAAGGGATCATAGAAGCCCGTCGCCCAGTCCATATTGTCGACGACGCTGCTGATCAGCTCGACCGGCTTCTGTGTCGGGTGCAGGTCGTTCCCGGATCTCGAGACGCTGAGGACGTTTCCGTAGCCCTTGTGGCCGTCGAAGTGTGTGGTCCCTCTGGCTCCGAACAGGATGATCTCATGCTGCGAGCGCCAGCCGACGCCCATGCCCGGCGTGCCCTTGTCCCAGACGATCATCGACTTCGCTCCGAAGCCCGCAGCCTCGACGAGGTCGAACAGGTAGACCCACATGCGCCAGTCTGTGAAGACGTAGCAGAACAGGCAGGGGATGTCCTTCAGAGCGCCGGCGATCAAGTGCTGGTAGCCTCTCGTGCTGAGGATGTCGTTCGCGATCATCGGCGTCTTCTTGTCCTTCCGGTCCGTTCCGATGCTGCCCGTGCTTTTTTGGCTCTCTTTCTGGCCGCCGGAGCAGTACGGAGGATCCGTGAGCAGCACCTGCGGTCTGGCTCCGTCCAGCAGCAGATCCCGCTCCTCCGGTTTGGTGCAGTCTCCACACATGACACGATGGCGGCCGAGGATCCAAACGTCGCCGCGCTGCGTAAAAGGTTCTGCCGGCGGCTCGATCGGTTCGTCTTCCTCCGGATCCTCTTCTTCGTCGTCCTCCTCTGTGTCTTCTCCGGCGGTGAGGGCCTGTACGATGGCGTCATATTCTGCCTGGGAGCTGCCGGCGAGCTCGAGCGGCTCGCCTGCCTGCTGGATCCCTGCAAGGAGACTCGCTGCGAGCTGCTGGTCTGTTTCTGCGAGCTCGGCGATGTAGTTGTCCGCCCAGAGATCCGCCATTTCTGCAGCTTCGTTCTCGTAGTCCTGGTAGTCAACCGGCGCCTCGTCCAGCTCCTCCAGCTCGGCAGCCATGAGGCGGCCGTGGCCCTTGACGATCATGCCGGAGCGGGTACTCACCGTGATCGGTTGGCGCCAGCCGTTCCGCCGGATCACTCCGCCGAGCTTCTTGATCTGCTCCGGCGGGTGTTTGTTTGGGTTCATGGGGTTCGGTCGGAGCTCGGAGATCTTCACGATGGCGTCGTGGGCGCAGTAGACTGGGATCTCGCTCGCCCACGCTTTCGGCTCCACCCGCTCCTCCTGTTTCTTGCTCATAGAGCTCTACCTCCTTTTCAGGATTTCGATAACGATTTCTTCGAAGTCTCTGAGGATTTCAAAAAGCAGCATGACTAAGATGATAAAAAGCGGCACCCAGATCGGAGAGAGCACCCACCCCCACCTCCACTCAATGACGCCTGCGAGCTTGAGGAGCGTGAGGACAGCCGCGGCGAGGAATAAGATCGGCGCCAGGCCTGGCCGCCGCTTTTGCTGCTGTTGGTTATTCTTCCGGCTTTCCTGCTGCATCCTTCTCCTCCTTTGGCGCTTCGTCTGCCTGCGCCTTCCGGTCCTCGTAGCCCTCCATGCAGACGACCTCGATGATCCGGACGTGATTGATCTCGACCGTGTAGGCACCCGGCGCGTCATAGTCGCCGGCGTCCCAGATCTTCTTGAACTCCTCGAGCGGCATGTCAGCGTATGCGTCGTCGGCGTCGTGCATTGTCTTCATGATCGCAGCGCCGCCGGCTTCGTCGTCGTCAGCTGCTCCGGACAAGTGGAAGGCCTCGTAGCCGTCCCAGTTCCAGAGCGAGTAGAGCAGACAGAGGCCGTCCAGAGGCGTTCCTGTGCCGTCTGCTACGCCCCAGACGGTGAAGGGCTGGTAGTGCTTGTCCGGCGTGATCCTGGCCTTCTCGACCGCCAGGCGCTTCTTTGTGGCCTCCGTCTCTGCCTGGATCTTGCCGACCTGGACCCCGCTCTCGAAGGCCTTCCGGTAGATGGCCTTCACCCAGCCGCTCATTTCTTCGCGGTTGTAGTTTTTGGCCCTTCTGTATGTGTCGCGGGAGATCAGATCCCGCTCCCTTACGGTTTCCTTTTTTGCCCCGATGATCCGGGGATCCTTGCCGATGATTTCCATGTAGTCCTCCTATTCTGCGAGGGAGAATAGCGTCAGCTGTTCCGCCCGCTCCATTTGTTCGGCTTGTTTTCGTTCTTCTTTGGCTGCCGCTTCCTCGGCGCGTTTCCGGTCTATGGCAGCCCACCGCTCGGCGGTCTCGTTATTCATGGCCGGGCCGATCGGCTTCATCGTTTCCGGGTCGAAGTTCCTCGGGATCCTTCCTTCTGCTGCCTGCCTCCGCATGATGTCGCTCCAGTAGTGGCTCGGCCTGTATGCGTCGCAGGTGCTCAGGACGTGTGTCATCCAGTATTCCGGCTTGGCAGCACCGCCGAGCCCTCCGTTGCCGATGAAGATCTGCCGCTTGTTCGGCTGTTTGGCCCTCGTGCAGAAGCCCGCGCAGAAGCTGTTGTTGTGCTCGCAGGTATAGCAGATCCCGAAGATGTGGTTCGGTGAGAAGCTCATACACTCGCCCGGGATCCTGTCGCAGCCGCAGATCCCGAAGATATTGCAGGAGAGGTCCTTCCGGTGGGATTGTGCGAAGATCCATGCCTCCGGGATGTCTTTGTTTCCTCCTTCAGGCCTTCCGTGCATACAGTAGCGGCAGCGCGTCTCAAAGACGTCGTCCGGGATCTTCATGACGGCCTCCTTCTGGCTTTCTTGAGTGCCCGAAGGTAGTCCCGCCGGGGATAGCAGACAGTCGGACAGTTTTGCCGCCGGCCGCAGCCCTCACACGGGCTCCTCAGTTTACCCACTCTACCGTCTGCGTTTCCGGTCTTTGCCATTGGTGCAGCTCCTTTCCGATGTGGATCCCCTTCGGCGTCTGCTGCCTGAATTGATCGTCCGGCACGATGCCGCGGAGGCTGTTCTTCATGAAGACGGGGACGTGCCAGCTGTCGAGGTAGTCCACCATCCCCTCGATCCATTCCCAGGTCGGCCGGACCCGCTCCTTCCGGTTTCCGGTCTCTGCGCCGAAGATGGCCCAGTTCACCCGGGGCGGCTTGTCATATCCGCCGGAGAACGGCGCGAGGATCGGCTCGATGCTCGTGAAGATGTTGTGGGAGTCGGAGAAGTAGAACTTCGTCGTCTCGACCGGCACGGTGGACCCGTACCACATGTTCGGAGCCTCCGGGAGCCTTCCGGCCTTTGCGAGATCCCAGTATCGCTCCGGGTTCTTCGTCAAAAAGAGGTAGGTGTGCTGCGGCGCTGCGGCGCAGGCCTCGAAGACGTTCTGGATCCAATCGTCCGGCACCCAGCTCCCGAACAGGTCTGCCATGGAGCAGACGAAGATCACGCCGCCGGCGGTCTTTTTCTGCGGCTCGTCGAGCCTGTAGCGGTGGAGGGTCGGATCGAAGCAGAAAGGGAAGGGGGCCTTGTGTGCTTCCGGTGAGTAGTAGACCAGCGGAGCGTCGATGACGTGGATCTTCTCAGTCTCGTCCTCCGGGTGATCCTCAAAGCGGTCGGGATCCATGTGGCCTCCGAAGCGCCTGGCGACCTTTTCGGCGTAGCAGTACTCGCAGCCGTGCAGGCAGCCGGTGACCGGGTTCCAGGTGTAGTCAGCCCACTCGATCTTCGTCTTGTTCATTCCTGCACCGCCTTCCGGTCGAACTCGTCGAGGCGCTCCCAGAGGCGTTTGAGCTTCTCCTTCTCCTCCGGATCCGGTGCTCCGAACAGGATCTTGATCTGATCGAGCATGATCTGGACGTCTGCGGTCTCCTCCCGGATGCTGGCGATGGCCTTCGCTGCCTCCGGAGTCTCCGGTCGAGTGCGCCAGAGCTTGCAGATCGCTTTCGTCAGCTCGCTCATTTCCTCGATCGCCATCTTGAGTTGAGCTTCCTCTCCGAAGGTGACGACGGCACGGTTGAGGACCGCCTGCCTGGCGATTGTGTTATTCATCGGTTTTTTCCTCCTCGTCTGCCTCCTCCCGGAAGGCGTGGTAGTAGATGGTGCCGACCTTCTCGGCCAGCTTGATCAGCTTCTTCAGCAGCTTCGCGGCCATTTTGAACTTGAGCGTCGATTTGACAGAGGTGGAGAGGCCCACGGTGACGGTCAGATCGTTGACCTCTCCATTCTCGTCGACATTCTCGTCGCCGAACATGTTGGTCTGAGGATCCGGGAAGAACTGCACCCGGATCGGGTAGCTCTGATCGAGGATGACGACGGTGAGGCCCTGGATGTTGTCCTCGACGAACTTCTTCAGATCGTCGACCGCTGTGTCGTAGGCCCGGCGGGCCCTATCAGATGTCGCCACGATCAGACCCTCCTCCATACGGCCTCGGTGGCGTCGGAGCGGGTGGCCTTCCGGCGGCCGCAGGTCTCGACGACGCCGATCTCCTTGAGCTCCGTGAGCCGCGGGGCGACGTAGTTGCGGTTGAAGTACGGAATCACGCCAGTCCTGACAAGTTCCTCGGTGATCTCACTGACCGTCATGGAGCGGGTGCCGAGCACCTGCAGGATCTCTCTTGCGCGTTTTTTTACCTTCGGGAGGATTGCGTCGTGGCTCTCCCGCCGGGTTTCTTTGGTGATTTCGTCCATGTTGCGCTCCTTTCTGTGGGCCCGCCGGAGCGGGCCCAGATAGTGAAGATTTTGAGATCAGATCAAGAAGCCGAACGCGACGCCGTAGGAGTTGGTCGCGCTGAGGGCGTCGCTGCTGCCGCTCGTCGTGATGTAGCAGAAGAACGTCGTGGCGCCGGTGTACGGAGAACGCAGCCACCACCAGGTCGTCTCTTTGCCGGCGCGGTCCTGTTTCACCCTGGCCCGCTCCGAGTCAAAGAGCGGGAAGTGGACGTCGTCGACGTCTGCCCTGGCGCCCCAGCCATTCGGGCCGACGACCTCGGTGTAGGACGGGATCCAGATCAGGTCCTCGCTCCCGACTTTTTTGCCGTGGATATTCTGCCGGATCTGCCTGGGGACGATGATCTCGCGGAGCTCGTCCGGCAGCAGCTCGAGCAGCTTCTTCATTGTTCTGTTTCTCATGTCGCTCTCGACCCAGCCGCCGTCGTTGGTCCATTCGTGGTTCATGGGTGCCTCGTCCAGGATGCAGTCCTTGGCGACGAAGGCCTTGTGGCCGCCGTAGACGTCGTTCGCCGCGAGCTGGAAGACGACGGTGCTGCCGTCCTTCAGGACGATCTCGAGTTCGCTGCCGACCGGGAGGCTCCTGCTGCGAAGGTTCTCCCAGGTCGTATCGTTCTGACACATGAAGCAGATGCGCGGGTTGTTTCCGATGTTCTCGGTCTTGTTGGTCTGTTCGTTCATTGTTTTTGCTCCTTTCGATTTTTGACTTCGTAGAGTCCGCCGAAGCGGCGGCGTTTACACTCGGCGCAGGTGATCTTCTCCCTGCGGTATCCGACTTTTGTGACCTCCTTGGTCTTTCCGAGCTCGATCGAGCACGGGACGCAGAGCTCTCGCTTCACTTGATGCCCTCCTTCTCGTATTTTGCCCGGCAGCGTGGGCAGATGTGGGATCCCTCGCCGGCATAGGTCCCGCAGATGACGCAGACGTCCGGGAGATAGCCCCGCTCCTGGATCTCTGGCTGGATGATCCCGCTCAGGATCTTGATCACGCCGGCGGTGAATGGGATCCTGTACTGCTGTAGATCTGCCTCGGTGACGTAGCACCTGCCGAAGGCCTGCTTCATGCCGTCCCAGATCTTCCAGGGCACCCGGTAGAAGTGATCGAAGCCGAAGGCCAGGATCACGAAGCAGAGAGCGCCGAGCTTCTCGTGGGCCCGCAGGTCGTCCATCTGTTCCTCGGTGAGTCTCGTCCGCTGGAAGCGGCCGGTGTCGGTCTGCTTCGCCTCGAAGCGGACAGCGCGGCCTCCGCGGATTGTGCCGGAGAAGTCCACCTGAGCAGCCTTGACGTACACAGCCTCAAAGTGGCCGTTCCCCAGAGGCTTCCCGACTGGCTTCATAGGCTCCGGCGTCTTTTTGGCGACCATGATGCCCCGCTCCTCATGCCATGCAAGGGAGGCTGAGATCTGATCCTCGAAGATCTGGCCGGAGATCCTGGAGCGGGCTGCCTTGAGCTGCCGCTTGTATGCCTCGCCGGAGATCTTCGGGGCTGTTTTTGGTGGCTTGTAGTATTTAATCATCTGGGTCCTCCTCCGGATCCGGAAGGGCTGCAGCAGATCCGACCGCCTTGAGCCGTCGGAAGCCTTCGCCCTTCCAGGCGTTGTTCTGATCCTCCTTCCGGAGGCGCTCCTTTTTGGCCGCGTCGAGCTTCTTGAGCCCGCCGGCTGTGAGCTCCCCGCGGAGCTGTGCGATCTGTGCGTTGATGCTCTGGGAACAGCTCGCCGCCAGCATGGCCCGCTCGTATGCCGGCTCGTACTGAGCCAGGAAGGCGACACGGTCCATGCCGTCCTTGTTGCCGGCGTAGTGGCCGCGGTGCAGCTCATAGAGCGTGCTCCACCCGATCGACTTGACGGCCTCGGCGATCAGCTCCGGCAGGTAGAAGTCGACGGTGCTGTCGCTCAGGTATGGGCCCTGCGAGTAGAGCAGATCCGCCACGGCCTCCCAGGCCTTGTCCGGTGGTGTCAGATCCGGGTGGGTGATCTCTGCCATGACAGCCCGGATCTCCGCGATGCTTGGTGGCCACTTGCTCGTCATGATGTGGCGCTTGACCGCCAGACCGACGACGGCAGCGTCGTCGTCTGCGAACATTGTGGCCCAGACGTTGACCATGCCCTCGACTTGGTCGTCGCTCTTGAACTTGTCGAAGTTCGGGTAGGCAGCGACCAGGACGCCGAAGATCTGGATCACCTGCTTCTTCGTCATGCCGTCTCGCCCTCCTCCTGATCGTAGAGCCTCCGGAGGGCTCCCAGGGCTCCTCCGGCCTGCTCCTGCTTCCGGCCGCCGTTCTGATACTTGCCCTCGAGGACCTTCGCCATGTTGGCCGCGGTCATGAGCCAGTCGAAGTCCGCCGACCAGTTGCGATCGTTCACGCCCTTCAGGAAGTCGGAGGCCTCAGCCTTCTCGAACAGCTCGCGGAAGGTGTCGATCTTCTGGGTGACTCTCCACCTGGCGGCGACCGCCTTCTTCCTGGCGCCTTCGATGCTGCGGATCCTTGGGAACGAGACGCAGGTCGTGTTGTAGAGCTGCAGGATCTCGGAGAAGGGGCAGGGAGGGAGGCCAGGCGCCGGCTTGCCGGTGCCGCTCTCTTGTGGTTGGTTACTGTCTGTTATGTTAGGTACGGTTGGTATAGGTTGGTTGGTTGGTTGGTTAGGTACGGTTACCCGAGAAAAGTCGCTACCTCCTGCGCCGTCCTCGTTTTCTCCGCTTTCGTTCCGGTGGAAATCCTGCGGAACTCCTGCGGCTTCTGCAGCTGCACGCTTCCGGGCGCGGTCCTTCGCTCGCTTTTCGAGCAGCTTCCCGGCGTACTCTCCCCAGTCGTGGATCCGGAGGATCCCACTGCCGTCGCGGTCCAGGTAGCCGACGTCCGTCAGAGCGTCGACGAGCTTCTCCGGCTCTCCGTCCCAGTGGACAGCGTCGGCGATGTCGTACTCGTCGAACTTCTCCAGGGTGCCGGAGGGTGCGAAGTCCAGAGCCCACCACCAGAGATAGTGGAGATGGCCGACGGCAGCCGGCAGAGAGACGCCGAGCAGCCGGGCCAGCTTCTTCGTCTTCGGGTGTCGTCCGACCTCCTGGTGGCTCTCAATCCATGCCATGAGATCGCCCCCTTCAGAACGGGAGCTCGGAGTCGTCGTCCGTGAGCTCTGCGAAGTCTGAGGCCGCCGGCGGCGCCGGCGGCGCCGGTTGCGGAGATCCGTCGCCCTCGCTCCGCTTGCTGTCGCAGAAGTAGACGTCCTGGACGACCAGCTCGACGACCTTGTGGGTGACGTCGTTCTTGTCCTTGTACTTCCTGGCCTTCGGGCGGCCCTTGACAACGATCAGGCGACCCTTCGTCATGTACTTGCAGATGAACTCCGCCGTCCCGCGCCAGGCTACGCAGTCCACGAAGTCGGTCGGGACGGTGCCGTCCTCCCGCTTGCGGTCCTCGTCGCTGGCGATGGTGAAGCTCGTGACCGGGATCCCGCTCGCCGTGCGTTTCAGCTCCGGCGTGGCCGTCAGGCGTCCCATGGTGATTTGTTCATTGAGCATCTTGATCTCCTCCTTGCTGCGCCTTCCTGGCTGCCTCGTCGAGCGAGGCGCAGATGGCGTCATATTCCTCGCGGCTCAGATCCGCCGGATCCTCGCGGCCGAACTTCTTCCGGATCCGCTGATCCACGGCCTCACGGCTCAGGCTGCAGGCCTCAGCCTTCCGATAGAGCCGATCCATCTGAGGCCCCGTGAGGCGTTTCCTGGGCTCCTGCTGCGCTTGAGTCTCGGAGGGCGGTCTCTGCCCGCTCCCGCCGGGATCTTCGCTCTGTGAGCCACTGTGCGGGCGCAGCGCGTCTTCTGCGCTGTTCTGGCCCTTGTCTGGATCCGCTTCGCCCTGGTCGATGTTGAATTTCTCGAACAGGTAGTACTTGAGGCAGTAGGTCCAGGCCGAGCCCTTCGCCTTGTCCGGGCCGCCGTCGTTGGTGCCGATGGCGTGGAGTGTAATCTGCCGGAAGTCTTCGTCCGGGTTCGCCGTGTTGATCCAGCGGAGCGTCAGATCTGCCTCGTAGAGCCAGACAGCCTTCCCGCTGCGGCCCTGGAGGAGCTTCCAGAAGATCGGATCGCCCTCTGGCGTTTTGTGAGATGCCTCCTCGAGGACGATCTCCCAGTCGACGCCGTACTTGACCATCGACGGGCGGATCAGCTTGAAGACGTCGTTGATGTTGGCGTAGGTGTACGAGCTCTCGACGTTGGTCTGGCTCTTGACGATGCCGCTGCAGTCCTCGCGGATCAAGTTGAACTTCTGTGCCAGGGTGAGCTTGTCGTATTTCGTGGAGACGGCGGGCTCCTTTTTCGTCGTCCCCATGTTATGCCTCCTTGAAGAAGCGGTGGCCGCCGATCTCCATGACGAAGATCTGACTCTCGTGGAAGCTGCTCGTGCAGATCGCCGGCGCGTAGAAGTACAGGATCGGCTCGTCTGTGACCGTCTGTCCTTCGTCGAAGACTGCGGAGACGGCTCTAATGACGCTCGTGGTGAGGTCGCTGCATGGCGCCGCGTAGCCATAGCGCCTGATCGCCTCCGGAGGCCGGATCCCGTCCTTCAGGCAGGCGTTGAGGATGCACTGGGCGACGGCCATCTGGCCTTCGTAAGGTTCCCCGCGGGCCTCAGCTGCGACGACCTCCTCGATCAGGCCCCGCTCCTCCCGGGTGAGGTCATAGAAGGGAGCGGGCGCTTCGGCTGGCTCCGGGATCTCGTGCAGCTCTACCAGCTCGACGAGCTGCGGAGCCGCTTCCAGGATCCCGCCGGCCGTGGTCTCCGGAATGACCGGTGCCTTGTTCCTTGCGTCCAGGAAGGAGGCCGAGATATTGATGACGGTGAGGATGCAGATGACGACGATGCAGATCAGCGTGACCGCGATGCTCGTGTTCCGGACGTCTGCCGGGCGTTTCTTGGTGCTTCTCATTCGTTTTCTCCTTTCACGATGGCCGGGAGGCACATGCTCATCGGCCTTTTGAAGTTGGTGAACTGTTGCTCGTGATATGTGATGCCGGCGATCCGCTCGCCGCTGACGCCGTACTTCGGGTTATAGCCGAAGATGTTGATGTAGGTCTGCAGATCGTCTCGCTCCTTGTCCATAGCCTTCAGGACCTCCGCGAGCGCCTTGACGTCGTCGATGGCTCGGTGACTGTTCTGCACCTGACCCTCGAGCTCGTAGTGCTTGATCGCCGCCTCGAGCTTGTGGGGGTAGGTCGCCCGGTCCTTATAGACTGTCAGAGAGTCCAGGAAGTCAAACTGGACACCGGGCCGGAAGCCGCGGAGCAGCTGCCGGATGAACAGGAGGTCGAACTGCGCGTTATGCGCGACCAGGAGCACCCGGCGCCCCCCTCAGAGAGCAGTCTGCAGAAGCGCTCTGCAGCCTCCCGCCGGTCCTTGCCCTGCTCCAGGAGGATCTCGTCGGTGATGTGGGTGAGGGCTACGATGTCCGGCGGGATCTTTTCACCCTCGGGCAGGCGGATGAAGTCGTCCATGGCGTCGGCCTCGACGAGCTGCCCGCTCCTGAACTCCAGGCGGACGGCCGCGAGCTCGATGATCTGATGCTTCGTGGCGACGAGGCCGCTCGTCTCCGTGTCGAAGACTATGACCGCGTCATGGCTGCGGAACAGCTTCTCCAGGTTCACGGCTCCGCCTCCTTCCCGTTGCACAGGCCGAGCAGGAAGTCCGTCGAGACCTTCAGGACGCCTGCCAGGGCGATGATCGCGCTGGCCTTGGGCTCCTGGTCTCCTCGCTCGTAGGCGCCGATGCTGCTCGCGCTGATGCCTGCAGCGTCAGCCAGCTCGTCGCGGGTCATGCTTTGGATCCCGCGGATCCACATGAGCCTCGGACCCAGGCCAGCCGGCGGGCCCTTCCGAAGGGCTTGATCCGCCAGCTCCTCGATGATCTGCTCCGGCTTCTTGCCGTAGATCTTCGAGAGCTTGATGATTTTCTCGTTCATGGTTTGGCTCCTTTCCTACCTGCTGTTGTGCAGGCGTGCCCATTTCTTCTGGGCCTGTTTTCTTCGTGCCGACCTACAGGCCGGGCAGAATGTTTGCTCCTCCCGCTCCAGGAATGTCGCGCCGCAGCGGTGACAGTACTGAGGCCGAATCCGGAGGAAATGCGGGCAAAGATCGCAGTCGGTTTCGCCCATAGTGCAGCCCTTGGCGAGGCTGAAGTGTTGGCAGATCTCTTTCTGCCAGAAGACGTCGTCCTTCCTGAGCTGCTTGAGCCTGCCGAGCAGGAGACCGGCAAGCTGCTCAATCTGGACCTTTGTGTCGATCCGGTACTTTGAGTGATGTGCCGCCTGCCGGACGGTCGGTACTGGCGCACCGTGGCCCCATTCGCCGGCGCCGAGCATAGCCCGTACTTTGTCGGCATTTTCGGTGAAGTAGTCGAAGTAGACCTTCCCGCGGACGGCCTTCTCGCTTTTTCCGATCTGGCTGCCGATGATGGTGTAGCTGAGCCCGCTCCGGATCCCATCTGCAAGGATCCTGAAGTGTTCCGGCGTCCAGACAGCAGTCTCGCCGTGATTGTCCGCCTTGACCGGCCTCTCTTTGATCCCGAGGTCGTTGATCCTGCGCTGGATGGCTCCGGCGGATCTTCGGAGCATGTCGGAGAGTTCTGCGTAGCCGTATCGGTGCTGCTGAAGCAGGTAGCGGAGGCGGCTGTCCTCCGAGCTTGTCCAGGGATCCTTCCTCTGCAGGGCGAAGCTCTTGAAGTCATTCCGGCGCTGCTCCTGCAGCCATGGCGGCTCCATGCCGAGCGCCAGCGGCTCCATCTTGGAGAAGTCGATAAAGGAGCGGTTCTCCTCGGCCCACTTCCAGAAGTCTTCGAGATAGACCACCCTGACCCTCGCCTTACTGCTGCGCATTTTCGTTTTTACCGGGAAGCCTCTGTTCTCGATCCAGCTCTTGATCACATAGCCGCCGCTGTTCTTCTTTCCCAGGGCGCCGAGCAGCTGGTTCATGGTTATGTAGTCGCCGCTTTCGAGGAACTTCCCGAGGCCGAGGCGCTGTACCCGGACCATGATCGCGGCCTTGGTCCTGCCTAAGTGCTTGCAGATCCCGTCGATGCTGACGGTGCCCCAGTTGTCGACCAGGTAGGCCTCCTCGGCGGGGGTCCAATTCTTAGCGAGTCCCATGTGAGTCCCTCGACGCCTTGAAGGAACAATGCGGGCAGATGTAGCCGGACGGCGGGAGCCGGAGATCCTTCGGGACGTTCCACTCCTTGCCGCAGATCACGCAGATCTCATAGCGGCCGGATCGCTCCCGCTTCATGTCGAACTCTCCCGCATGATCTCGGCGACCAAGCGCCGGATCTTCCGCTCGTACTTCTTTCGGGTTCTGTAGCGTTTGGCGTGCTTGTAGAGGTGCCACCACTTCCCAGGGACGAGCCCGCTGACAATGGCGCCCCAGATCTTCTTGATGTTGTTGACGAGCCAGTCGACCAGCGGCTTGATGGCCTCCATGATTGCTTTCACCATTCCGGCGACGGCTTTCTCGACCCGCTCGAAGGCCTTTACGACCTCCGGCGACGGCTGCAGCGTGTTCTCGTTCATGATCTGGCTCCTTTCTTTGCCTTCCAGGCCTCGAACTCTGCCCGGATCTTCGGGTCCTTGAGATCCTCCGCGACGATCCGGATCAGAGGCGCGGCCAGCTTCTCGAGCTTCTGCCGGGGAATGTCCTCGGCTCTTATGAGTGGGGTGTTCATCGTTGCCTCCTGTCGTCGTTTAAGCAACATTAGCATCAAAAAAAAGACGCATAGGGCAGCCGAGGTGGCTGCAGATAGCCTGGAGCTCGTTCGCGTAGAAGTCGGAGGCGCCGCTGATCTTCTGCATGACGGTTGACTCTGTGCAGTCGATACACTCGGCGACGTCCTTGTAGACGTAGCCGTGCCCTGCAAGCCAGAGCTTGAAGGCGGTGTAGGGCTCGTGTTTGCGCTTGCTCATGGTTTTCACTCCTTTCTTTCTGGTTTTGCCGGCCTCCCGGTCGTGAGCCAGGCGGCCCAGCAGTCCCGGCAGCTGACGTCTCGACAGTCGACCTCTCCTGATCCCCGGAATGGAGGGCAGGATCCGCTCAGCAGCTCGGCCAGCTCGCCGGCGGTGGCGTAGGGGCTCTTGACGATCTGCAGGCCTGGGACGGGCTCACCGTCCGGCACAATCGGGGACTCGATGACCTCCGCGATCACGTTCTCCATGGTGTCGATGAAGGCCTTCCTGGGGATGCTGTTGCGGTAGCGGTCGAGGACCTGGGTCATGATGTGGGTGACATTGTCGACTTTGCTCATGATGCTTTTACCTCCTCAAAATGTCCGTCGATGCTGTGATCCCATTCAATGGTCTCGTCGATGTACTGGATGATGCCCTTGGCCGTGAATGTCCAGCCGCTTTTGATGTTCTGCATGACGGCGGACGAATTGCTGAAGCCTCCGGCAGCGTTGTAAAACAAGGGGCCGGCGTCGGATTTTGCGATGCACCGATATTGGCCGCCGCCGCGGTTAGTATAGATCTGACCGACGGAAGGCTCAATCCGTGTGCCCTTGTCAATGGCCCAGATCTTCGTGTTGGTTCCGTCCGGGTGGAAGATGACCTCCCGATCCTCCGCATCCACATAATGGGCAACGACGGAGACGTCCCTCCCGGTCTCTGCGGCGCGTGTCTTTGCGGCGTTGACGGCCTGCTCCGTGATAGGCGTGGATCCGATGTGCCGTCCGTCCTGGGTGATGGTAAAATTGGTGCGCGTCATGGTTGTCTCCTTTCTCAGTAAAGCATGAAGCCGAAGGCTTTCGCTGCCTGGCGGAGGATCTTGCCCTTTTCCGATGGAGTTGTGGCGCTCTGGAAGGCTTCCAGGTTGCCCGCTCGTCTCATGAGTTCCTCCGCATAGGGGTTTTCATTTGTTTCGCAGTAGGTACAGGCGTCGCCCAGCTCGCCGGGCTTCATTTTTCTGGGCTTCCGGAGTATGTCGGTATGTTCACATACATACCTTTCCGTGATCCTGTCCTTTCTCCAGTTGACAGTGTTCAGGTCGATCATACGGCGCCTCACTTGCTGACGATGCCGTCGCAGTAGAGCCCGCCGCTTTTCCGGGCCCGTGCGATGACGTGGGCGAAGGTGTCCATGAGGTCGGCGAAGTGCTCGTCCTCGATGTAGTAGTCCAGGAGCTCCTCGTCGTCGCCCTTGACGTCCAGGTCGCCGTCGTCGATGTCACCGTCGGCGACGCCGTCCATGAGCCACTCCTCGAAGACTTCCTCGTCGTTGATTTGCCGGGCCAGGAACTCCATGGCCTTGACGCATTTGATCCGCTCGATCTTGTTCATGTTTGCTCCTTTCTCCTGATTACGGGTGCAGCTTCTTCCATTCAGTTTCGAGCTCGTGGCGCCTCTCCTCGTCGATCAAGCCCAAAAAGCGGCACATTTCGATTTCTCCGCAGTGGGTGAAGTACCAGGCAAGCTTCCCGCTTTCGCTCTTGGTCTCTTTGACCATTCTCTCAGCTTCCTCTCGCACAGCGGCGAGGATCTCCTCGGTGCTTCCAGGGCGGTCTTTCATGAGCTTCTCGACCGCTGTGTAGTCGATCACGCTGTTCTTGACGATGGTCTGGCTGCCGATGCGGACATAACCGACCCGGAGGCACCCGCGGTCCTCCCAGTCGCCGTGGTCGACTTCGTAGCCGAGGTCTCTGAGTGCTTGCGCGCTTGCTTTTACTGCGCCGGCGGTGAAGGCGCTGCGAACTACGTCGAGCTTGTCAGCGTTGTTCAGGTTGAACTCCGTGGACTTGACGATGCTCTTGACGAGGCTGATGAACATTTTGGCTTTCATGATTGGCTCCTTTCGCTTTATGCGATTATGCTGTCGTCGGTTACGATTACATTATAGCCGATAATTTCCGGTTGTCAATAGAAAAATCATTATTTAACCATCTTTTTTCGCTTTTTCATGTTGATTTTTCTGTCGTCGCCCTGTATAATCGTAGTCGGAGGCGATAACAATGAAAAGAAAACCGGACCAGGGCAGCGTCTTCGGGCAGCGCCTTCGCGAACTGAGAAGCGAGCGAGGCGTCTCCATGGAGCAGCTCTGTGATCAATTCAACAAAACGCAGACCGCGATCCGGCTGAACAGGAGCACGGTCTACAGGTACGAGAAGGGGCTCCAGGAGCCCATGTTGTCGACTGTTGCAGCCCTCGCCAGGTGGTTCGACGTGGATCCCGTTTATTTGATGGGCGGATCCGATGATAAGGGCTGCTATGCTGCGAATATTCAGAACAGCGCCGTCGTCCAGGGAAACAGCGCGACCACGCTGATCGTCCGGAACGGGAACGCTCAGGAGCGCGAACTCAATGACGACGAGATCGAGCTCCTCCGGATCTATGAAGTCCTCGATGTTAAAGGCCGTCATGCGCTCATGGCTGCAGCCTGGAAGATCGAGGAGGAGAAGGGAGGCGGCCCCGTATGATGTCGCTGATGGATGCCGTCGCCGTCGTTGAGACGCTCGATGTGTCCGGTCAGAGGAAGCTCCGCAGCCTGCTCTCCGAAGCTCTCTACAAGAAGCAGCCCGTCCATAAGATCCGCCGGGGCGAGCAGTTCGACGCCCTGGTCGCCTCTGGCCTCGTCGTTAAGATCGACGATCCTGACGCCGTTGTCCTCTCTGATCAGCTCGGGAAGGTTCGGAAGAAGCTCTGCACCTATCTCAGCAGAAGAAACGAGAGCGAGCCCTGTGTTGACGAAAATGGGGAGCCCTACACGATCCCCAGCGGCGCCTCGTTTGTCGCTGCTGCTTCGCTCTCCGGGCCGCCGTCTCTGTCCATTGTCTTCCCGGAGGACGAGATCACAGCTCTCCTCGACCTTCACGGCGTCAACCGTTGCCGGGGATGGAAGCCATGAGGGCGGTGATCTACGCCAGGTACTCCTCCCACGCCCAGAAGGACACGAGCATCGAGCAGCAGCTCCGCGTCTGCCGGCAGTATGCCGAGGAACATGATCTGCAGATCGTCGGTGAGTATTGCGACCGGGCGATCTCCGGCACCTCGGACAAGCGTCCGGAGTTCCTCAAGATGATCAAAGACTCGGCGAAGGGGAAGTGGCAGCGGGTCCTCGTCTATAAGGTCGACCGCTTTGCCCGGAACAGATACGACTCGGCCATGTATAAGGCGAAGCTGAAGAAGTCCGGCGTGAAGGTCATGTCCGTCATGGAGCCGATCCCGGAGGGGCCGGAGGGGATCCTCCTCGAGTCTGTCCTGGAAGGGTCTGCCGAGTATTACTCCGCAAACCTGTCCCAGAATATCCTCCGGGGTATGCGCGAGAACGCCCTGGCCTGTAAAGTAAACAACGGTGGCCTCCCGATCGGGCTCATGAAGGGGCCGGACGGCTGCTATGCGATCGAGCCTGCCGGCGCCGAGATCGTCCGGGAGATCTTCGACCAGTATTCCCAGGGGAAGAACGTCGCCCAGATCACCGCCGAGCTGAACGCCCGCGGCCTCCGGACGTCGAAGGGCGCCCGGTGGAATAAAAACAGCCTGCACACCATACTCAAAAACGAGCGGTATGCAGGCGTCTACAAGTGGGGGGACGTCCGGATCGAGGGCGGGATCCCGGCGATAATATCGAGGGAGTTGTTCGACGAGGTGCAGGAGAGGATCCAGAAGGTCGCCAGGGCGCCCGCTGCGGCGCGGACGGACGTGGACTATGTTCTGACCGGGAAGCTGTTCTGCGGTCACTGTGGCAGCCCCATGGTGGGCGAGAGCGGCACCGGAAAAAGCGGCCGGAAGTTTTATTATTATAACTGCATCAAGCGGAAGCGGGAGCGGGCCTGTGACAAGAAGCCGGTCAAGAAGGACTGGATCGAGACAGAGGTCGTCCGCCTCACCCGGGAGAAGGTCCTCACAGACGAGGTGATCCGCGTGATTGTCGACGCAGCTCTCCGGAGGCGTGAAGCGGAGCGGGACGACACGATCCGCCGCTCCCTGGAGACCGAGCTCGTAGAGGTCAAGCGCGGGATCCGGAATATCCTGGCGGCCATTGAGCAGGGGATCTTCTCACCCAGCACGAAGGAGCGCCTGGACGAGCTGGAGAGCCGCCGGGTGGAGCTGGAGCTCGCGATCGAGGACGCCCAGATCGAGCAGCCCACCGTCACCCGGGAGGAGCTGACCTTCTGGCTCGAGCGCTTCCGGAAGGGAGACCCGAAGGATCCGAAGTACCGGGACACGTTCATTGAGGTCTTCATCTCGGCGGTCTACGTCTACGACGACCACCTCCGGATCGTCGTCAATTTCACCCGGGACGGCGGCGCGATTTCCTACGACTTCGTCAACGAGATCGAGACCTATGAGGAGGCGGAGGTGTTCGACTTTGACACCCGAGCCTCCACCAATGGAGGAGTAAACGAACACACGAGGATCTACGTCTGCAGCTCCTTGTTCGTTGTGCTCCTGCCTCTGCCCGCCGCGAGGTAAAACAGGCGGAAAACAAAAAAGCCCACACGGCGGCCTTCTGCGGCTTCCGTGTGGGCTTCTTCTATGTGGTGGGGTGTTTACTCCTCCGGACAGCTCCCAAGCGCCTGTGCGGCCTCCTGGGCCTCATTGGGAGGCTTGTCGATGTATGCGGCGATGTTGCTGTTCGTTTCCCATGCACGCTTCGCCTCGAGGAGCACGAGCTCGATCCATTTCGTGAGGCGTTCAGCCGTGACGAACAGCTTGACGACCGCCGGGAGCTTCGGATAGACTGCCTCGATCACCGCGGCCAGCTTCAGAGAGCCGGTGCCGGGTCCGAACTCCCGCTCCGCCTGGGTGACGGCAGCGTAGAGGATCCGCATGATGACCCCCTTGTTGCCGCGGAAGATAGCGAAGACGATCGCCAGGATCGCGGCGAGGATCAGGGTGATGATGTCCCAGTGGTTCACGATTGTTTTGAGGATGTTCATGATGATCTCCTTTCTGTTAGACCTTGTGGACGTCGGTCGCGTTCACTCTGCCGGTGTACTGGTTCCCGGTCTTCTGGGTGCTGACCAGGAAGATCTTCCCGCCGCTCTCAATCTGGCGGACGTACAGGATCGCAGTCCGGACCCATTCGGGCATTGTGACGCCGTTGGAGTACTTCTTGACGCCGGCGTTGCATTGCACCTTGTCGCCGACTGCGATCTCCTCCGCGGCAGGGGCAGCGGTCCCGCTCTTAGTCGTGACGAAGGCGTTGAAGCCGGCTGCCTTGAGCTTGTCCCGCTCCGCCTCCGCATACTTCTTCACGCGGTAGGCGCCGACCTGGACCTTGTAGAGCCCGTCGACGATCGTGATGTACGTTGCGAAGCCCTTCGCCTTGATCTTCTCGGCCAGGGCCTCGGCGTTGGCCTTGATCTTATACGCGCCGGTCTGGACGCGGTAGATCGTCTCGCCGGGCGCGGGATCCGGAGTGGGATCCGGCGTGCCGTTCAGCTTGTCCAGGTAGGTCTTGACCTGTTGCTTGAAGGTCTTCCAGTTTTGGAGTGCCTTCGACTGGTTCTGGCTGCCGAAGATATACATGGGACACCAATGCTCGCCGGGCGCCGGCGTGGTGCATTGCACGTCGACGTCGGAGTTGGTCTTTCCGTGTTTCTTCGCGCCCCAGAAAGAATGGGTGACGAGCTTCGAGATCGGGAGCCCATTCTTCCAGAGCAGCCAGGCGGCGATCCTGGCGCCGTTGTCCCTGGCGATCCGGTCATGCTCCGTGCTCTCGTTCTCGATGATCTCCAGGGCGACGGTGGTCATGTTGCCACCGTCAGAGACGCTGCCGTCGGCTGCGTGCCAGCCTACCTCAGCGGATCCGATGGGATCGGCCGGGGTGAGACCGGTGCCGGCCTTGAGGTTCTGCCATGCGCCAGTGTCGTCGACGTAGAAATGCACCCGGGCGGATCCCATGTTCTCGTTGGGATATGTCGCCCGGGTATATTGTTCGCCGTCGTCGTAGACTTTCGGCAGGTCGCCGGTGTTGTGGATGGTCACGGCCTGGACCTTACCGGTCCCGCCGGAGAGCTTCTGGTTTTTCTTAAATAGGCTGCCAGGGTTGAAGCCCGCGGCCCGTGCTTTGGCAGCGTCTTTCCATCTGTAACCGTCCGGGATGATGTACTCCCGGATCTTGACGCCGTTCATGGTGTAGGTTGCGTTCGGTGTGAGCATGTTGCTCCTCCTTTCACTTGCCGGCTCCGCCGGCTTCGTCTGCTTGCTCCTGATCCTCTTTTTCTTTCGCTCGATCCTCAAGCTCCCACTCCCGTTCTCGGTTGCGATCCTTGGTGGTTTTAATCCACGCCATAGCCCCGCACTCTCCGCCGAGGGAGGCGAAGACGCAGGTCACGAGCGTTTCCGGGATCATCCCCGTCTCCTTGAAGACGACGATCATCTCCACGGTGAAGGCTGTGAGTGCGACGGCGATCACAAAGAGGATCACGTCCATCGTCTTGATCTTCTTCCGGTTCTTTTTCATGGGTGTCTCCTCAGAACAGGGCAGCGATCCCTTGCGAGGCCAGAAAGTCCTTTTGCTCGTGTTTCACTTTGGCGGCATACTCGAGGGCCTCGTGCATGTCTCCGTTGCAGTGGGCGTCCGGGATCCTCTGGACGGCGCGGGCCGTGGCCTCTCCCAATGCGATCGCGGCGCTTGTGCTCCGGATCAGGATCAGCTCGTGCTCCTGCCTGGCCTTGTCCCGTTCCTTCTCTCGCTCCTCGCGTTCCTTGTCCTTCTTGTCCTGCTCCTTGACGAGCTTCTTCTGATTGGCGTTGTTGTTGAGTACGCAGACGATGATCGCCGCGATGGCGCTGACGAGCGCACAGATGATTTCTACCACGTTGTCTTCCTCCTCTTTGCAGCGGGTGCGCTATGGCCGGAGCTTTAGCTCTATGAGGTCGAGCTCCTCGTCTGCGGCTGCTCGCTTCTCTGCAAACTGTTTCTTGATTTCTTCGTCCACGGTTTCCATCTGTTCGATGAACTGAGCCTGGTCTCGGACGATGTCGGCCAGTTTAGTCGTGACAGCACAGAGGCGGTCAATCAGTTCCAGAGCGTTCACTTCATGTCACCACCTCCGCCCATCCTGCCGGGTAGGCCGCCGGCGACCACACGTTGTTGTCGATCAGGCTCTCGAAGATCTTCCCCTCGAAGCGGACCCTGTCGCCCTTCATGTAGGCGTTGGTGCTGTCCGGCTGCTCCCAGTCCGGGATCACTTCCGGATCCGGGACCAGTACCTTCGCCCACAGGGAAGGAGCGACGCCGGGCTCCCACCCGTCCTGTGACGTGTGCCTTTGCAGGCAGCGCCAGAGGATCCCGTTGTGTCGGATCCTCTCTCCGAGCGTGTACGATGTTCCAGGCGTCCACGTCGGAAAGAGTTCCACCCCGGTCAGGGCCGTCTCATCGTCGAGTCCCTGGGCGGCCTGCTCGATCAGCCTGCGGAGCTGCAGAGCCTTTTCTCGTAGCGTCATATCAATCCACCCCCAGCAGGATTTTCGCCGCTTCCAGTTGATCCTCGAGCTCACCGACACGCCTGGCGAGCTCGGCGCGTGTCGGCACCTCTGCGGGAGGATCGTCGTCCGGGATCTCCGGATCTTCGTCTTCCGGATCCGGGAGGCCGTCGATGATGGCCTGGTACTCAGCCTCGTCGATGATCTCGGCGTATGGCTCCTTCTCTCCTCTCGGCATGGCGCCGTTGAGAAGGTAGATGTCGCTGTTGTTGGCCGCGACGATGCCCTGGGCTTCCTCGGCAGACCCGCAGCTGACCAGCTGGCCGTTGCTTGCCTGCCACCTCACGAAGATCGGCTCGTCGATCTTCTCGGCGCCTGTGAGGACGTCGTTGATGTCAAAGGTCTTGATGTACACAGAAGTCCCTCCTCCATACGAAAAGATTGTTGAATAGCTTCCAGATGCTCTTGATGCTGTTGTGGGCGTCGAAGTGCATCGCGTAGCCTGTCCAGCTTGCGACGGAGTTGTAGGCGTCGGCAAAGGAGCACTTTCCGGCCTCATACAGTCGCGCCAGGTGCTTGATCCGCCGGCGAGCGTGGACGACGCTGGTCTTGCAGATCTTCCGGATGATCTTCCCGGTCGGCGTGATGAAGAATCTCGCTTTGAGCCAGGTGAAGCCGTGGCTCAGCTTGACGATCTGGGTCTTCTTCCGGTTGAGCGTGATGTGCAGCTCGTCGCAGATCTTCTGGATCGCAGCCATGCACTTCTTGAGCCTTTCCTTCGAGATGTTGACCAGGATGCCGTCGTCCATATACCGGCAGTAGGCGCGGATCCGGAGGATCTCCTTGATGTAGTGATCCAGACGGTTCGCACTCGCCAGGGCGAGCACCTGGGAGATCTGACTCCCGAGTCCGAGGCCCACGTCGCCGAAGGCGTCGACGAAGTGGTTCACGAGCCGCTTGATCCTCTCGTCCGTGAATGTCTTGTCGAAGATCTCCCGGAGGAGGGCGTGGCTCACGTTGTCGAAGAACTTGGAAAAGTCATAGAGCAGGACGTAGCCCTCGCGGCCGTACTTCCGGAAGTGGCTCCGGAGGTGCCGCTCCAGTCGGCGGACTGCGAAGTGGTAGCCCTTGCCGGCCAGGGAGGCGCCGTTGTCATAGATGAACGACGGCGTCAGCGCCGGGACGAGAGCATTGTCGCAGAGGCAGCGCTGCACTACGCGCTCGCTGATAATTGTCGAGCGGATGTGCCGGAGCTTGCCCCTCTCGCAGAGATCAAACTCGAAAAAGCCGGGGCTCCGATAGGTTCCAGCCTGTAGGCGCTCGTAGGTCTTCGCCAGGTTTCGCGGTGCTGCCTCGATGTATCGCTGCACGCTGGCCTTCCATGAGACGCCGCGCCTGCAGCAGCGGTATGACCGGTAGAGGTTCTCGAAGGAGAAGACGACGTCGAAGTTGTCCGCTTTCTTTAGCCTGGCTGCTTTCTTCGCAGCTCTGGCCTCAGATCTCCGCCGGTACCGGTTCTCTTTTCGTTCGATGCTGTTCATGTGATCCTCCGTCACCTCGCGCCGCTGCCGGATGGTTACATGTAGCGGTATAGGGCTACCGGGCATGAAACGCAGCATTACCATCAAGCCGCGCCATGCAAGAAGCGTCCGCCCGAGCCCGTCGGGGTGAATATTTACCATAGCGGAAGGTCACGCCCTCCTTCTCTCCTGTCAAGTCTGATTTCGCCGGCTGGCCGGTTACTTTGTCTGCTCTGAGAGGAGCCGAACGCGACGCCGTAGGAGTTGTTCGCGTTGTTGTTGTTGCTGCTGCCGCTCGTCGTGATGTTGTAGAAGTTCGTCGTGTTGCCGGTGTTCGGAGAACGCAGCCACCAAATCGAAGCCGCGCCGAGCGTGCAGGATGTCCAGGGCGTAACCTGTGAATTACAGAAGATTTGCGAAGCGAGTCCTGTCCGACTTCATGACGCCGGTGATCAGCTTGCCTTCTTCGGCCATGAGGGCGCTCATTCTCTTCGCGCCGGCCGGGCTGAAGATCTGATCATCGAGCAGGAGACTCAGCTGTCCGTTGTAGTCGTCGAGCAGCCTGAGCGCCTCCTCGAGCAGCTCCTCCCGCTTTTCCAGCTGCTTCCTGGTTTGCGGGTATGGGCTCGCCTTCGTGACGGCGCTGTGGATCTTCCGCGACGTCTGCCAGAGCTCCTGCAGCCCGTAGAAGGTGTATCGCTTCGGGCCGTTCACGCAGCGCTTCCGCGTTTCCTGCTCGAGCTCCCTCGCGGTCGTTACGAATTGAGCCTTTGAGGTTGCTCTGTTTGGTTTTGTTACGGACACTTTCGGGACTCCTTTCGAGATAAATCCGCCCCCACTGTGGGGGGCGGATAGGTTTGGATTTTTGGATTAAATGCAGAAGCCGAACGCGACGCCGTAGGAGAAGTTCGCGAGGGTGGAGTCGCTGCTGCCGCTCGCCGCGATGATGAAGAAGTACGCCGCGTTGCCGGTGTTCGGAGAACGCAGCCACCAAATCGAAGCCGCGCCGGCTCCGCCGTTGAGTTTCTTGATCCGGCTGGCGTCATTGGTGAAGACAGTGAACGGAGCCTCAGCTTCCAGACTGTAGGGCGATGTGCTTACGCTTTGGTTCATCTCTTTCATGGACGGGATCCAGATCTTGTCCTCCGCAGGCGGATCCACGAGGGCGCTCGACTTGTTGCCGGCGCTGGAGTGGACCTTCACCGTCACGACGAGCTCCTGCCATTCGACCGGCAAGGCTGCGAAGATCCGGTTGTTGAGCCAGGTCCTCATGGGTGCAGCCTTCCAGCCGCCGACGTTGGTGGCTGTGCTGTTCATCTGGTGGGTCTCCTCGAGCAGGTTCTTCAGGAGGAGGGTGAGATCCGGATAGTGATCGTTGTCCACCCTCACGAAGCTCCGGAAGGCCCGCTCCGATGTTCCGACTGCCTGCATCGTCCACTTCTCACGCGGCCAGGACGCGAGCTCTCTGCAGACCGCGTCGCCGAGATCGTCGTCCCAGAGCTTCGCCCAGTAGATCGAGCCCTTGCCGTAGCTGTCCATGTAGCCGTCGTTCGCCAGCTGGGCGCCGAAGCAGAGCGGCGCGGTGTGCGTCGGGTCGCTTGCCTGCGTGAGGCCGCTGTAGGATACGGCGTTCCCGTTCTTGTTGGAGCTGTAGACGTGGAGCGTGGCGTCGCCCTTCTGCTTGCGGATCACGACCATCTGGCGGACGCCGTTGCTCGACACCTGCTTTGCACTGGCGGATCCGAAGCGGAGAGAGCCGCCGGATGCCATACGCAGCAGGAAGCCGTTGCTCTGGTAACTGGAGGCCAGGCAGCCGCCGGCGGTGCAGTCTGTGGCGAAGGCAAAGTCGATCGCAAGGGTGAAGGACTTGTCGGTGTTGAACAGGAGAATGTCCTGGCCGCCGATCTGCGGCTTGAAGTACTCCGTCGAGCCGTCGAAGGTCTTCGGATCGTCCACGCTGATCAGCTCATGGCCCTCGACGTTCTCAAAGTTGAAGTCGTGGCCGGCGATGATGTCGGTGGTGTCACCGGAGGCGATGACGTCGTTGTTTGTGCCGGTCGGAGAGAGCACGCCCGTCGCGATCAGAGCGTGGAGCTCTGCGGCCGATAGCTGGGCGAAGGTCTTCCCAGTCGGGGCCGTCGCCTGAGCGTAGACCGCATGAACGTCCAGATCCTCGCAGATGAAGCCGGTGCTCTTATCCCAGCCCTTGAAGACGTAGTAGATCGCGTAGTCGCCCTCGCTCGCGTTGGTGGGCCTGCTTCCGGAGAACGTGACCGCCTGGCCGTAGTTGACGACCTGCGTCTCGAGGAGGTCGCGGCCGTTGTACCAGCGGACCGTGTATGTCCTCGTCGCTGCTGCGAAGTGGGCGTAGAGCGTGGTGTTCCCGGTGATGGCGACCTGGCTCAGATCCTCGATGAGGGTGCCGTCCTGCTGCCAGGACCAGCCGTCGAAGGTGAACGTCTGGGCGATCGTGGAGGCCTTCGTCGGAGTGGCGATTGGGTTGACTGCGAACTGCGTCGGATCCTCCGGGGCGCTGCCCTGGGCGATGCGCTGCGTGTTCAGCGTTGTCGTGCCGTCGGCAGCCTTGAAGACGACGGTGAAGCTCGGGATCTCGGTGTCGTAGGTGATCGCGAGCTCCGGGAAGGCCTCGCCCAGCGTCGCCAGGTCGTCGGCGGAGATCATGCTGATGTGTGCGCTGCCGGTGAGGACGAAGCGATCAGCGTTTTCTCCGGTGTTGTCCATGCCGGCCAGATTTGCGAGCC